ATGACCCTACATCGCAGCCTCATTTACGCATCGACACTCCTATGCACCGCTTGCGCAAAAACAGCCGGCATCCCGCCAACCGACCTGACCCTGTCGTCTTTTGGGCTTGGGCCAAATAATCTTTACACAATCATCTTCACGTCAAACATCGATTTACTGAACGCCTTCAACACATACGAAAACGCCAACCAGTTAACGCCGATGTTGACCTGCTCTCTGGACAATGACTTGGACTTCTCGGTGGATCACTCCATCAACGTGAAAGCAGAGGGACGAGTGACCTCAGAGAGAAAAAACAAAACCAACCATACCTTTCTAGCAGATCTTGTTTTTTATCATACCAATCGTGATGGAACCCAACTTGATCTAAATAGCTATGACGTAATCAAGCTGCTAATTGCAGCCCAAACAGAAATTCCTTGCAAGGTCCGCATAACGGCGTATGGCTATAAAGCCTATTACACCAACACCTTACTCATCCCATCTGCACTCATGATGGATCAGATGAGTCAATAAGCTCGCCCACCGTTACGCCGTGTGAGCATCGACATCTGACGGTGCCAAACCCATCATCGAGTGTCCGCCTACGGACAGAAGCAACTCAATTAACAAGCTGGGGCGGGACAAATACCGAATTGGTATCACATTCGAAAAATTCATCCAGAACCAGCCGTTCTGTGAGGGTAAAACACCCATGCTTGCAGGGGCGCCAAAAAGCTATACGGACCAGTCATTGGGGACGGTGCCCACTGCAATCGAAGCCATACCGTGACTAACTATGGCACTATGGCTCACGTAATCAGCTGTCAACTTAAACATTGTAAATATTGTTGTACGCAGTTTCTGCCTGGGGCATCCTTCGCGACGCAAATTTACATGGACGGTAAAATTGGATGCGCTCTTCACCTATGGACGTGCCTGCCCCCTGCGCCTGCACGCTCGATACCTCGCATCATCCCAGCGGCCTGAAAACCTCATTACGTCTTTATGGGTTAGTTCGCATCCTCGGGTTCAGCGACATACCTGCGAGCACACCGGTTGAAATTCTTTGCACGATGTCCGGCGAAGGCAAGGCGATCCAGGCCTTCATTTCCAGACTGGACGCTGAGTTGGTCGTCAGGTCTATGCCCGGCACGGGCTATCACGTCGTACCGCTGGCGCAATTCGACCCCACTGGATTTATCCAGCAACACCAGGGCTGGCTGACCGTCCACATTACCTGTGGTTTTTCCTCGCAGCACGGCACGTTACGACTCGCCAATGGTGACTTGCCAAGCTTGGGCTGGTTTATCCATGTCCAGACAGGCCCCTGGAGCCCGGGGCGCTTCATCCACTGGGGCGAAGAAGTCGCCGAGATACTGATCGACGCCTTCCGCAGCGTTGGCATGCCCAATTACAACGCCTGGCTCAACCAGCTTGATGGCTATTCCATTCAGGCCATGGACAACTGCGTCGAAATCGCCTGGCAGACGTTGTTGGCCTGCCGCCCCACGCACGAAAACCACCGAGCGCTGTTCAACCCCACGGATGAGTGCTGGCGCTTTTCCGACTCGCCCATCGACCACTATTACCCCATTTGAAACCTTGAAAAGGAACTTCCCATGAGTGGCAAACCTGCTGCCCGAGTGACAGACCCCACCAGTTGCCCACTTCCGGGACATGGCACAAATCCGATTGCCAGCGGCTCCCCCAATGTGAACTTCGATAGCCTTGCCGCCGCTCGTATGACCGACAAGTCCGCATGTGGTAGCCCGATCACGGGTGGCGTCAGCGCTACGGTTCTCATCAATGGGCTGAATGCCGCGACTCAAGGCAGCACCGGTAGCCACGGCAGCGTGGTTACGGCTGGATCCGGCACGGTCATTATTGGCGACACCTTCGTACCCGCCCCTTTCAGCGGCCTACTGCCGATGCCTGTGCACTTCAGCGACAAGTTCAGACTAGTTGACCAAGACTCGGGCGAGCCTCTACCCAATCTTGATTACGCCATCCAGCGCGCTGACGGCAGCATGGAACACGGTGTAAGTGATCCGATGGGGTATACGCATGTAGTGAGTTCGCACCTGCCCGAAACAATCAAACTGTTTCTCGAGGACTAAGACATGGCCGCGGATGCTCTTCATACAACCGACTGCACACAATCCTCCCCAGACCAAAGAACAAATTTCATTATTTCTGTTTCCCCAGAGGGACAAACAGAGAGCGTCAAAATCTCTACTGGTGACTTTCATCATGGCTGAAGTGGTTAGCAAGAATGGCAGAAAAATGTCTCCCGTAGCCACAAGAACGGTGACACCCGTTAAAGACTCCACCCCAAAAACTGTATCTCTGGACGCCAAGCAACAGGTAAGACGGGCCGAGAATGCTGAGTTTCTAAAAAACAAAAATGTGAAAGCCTTTTTGGATACCCTCGCACAAGTCGAAGGTGGCGATTATCACGCAAAATTTGGATATGGTTGGGCACAGGGCTGGAAAACCGGAAAGTGGACATTCAGTGATGAGTCTACCCACCCCGGAGCAGGTTATGGCGGTTCAACGACAGCGTCCGGAAGGTATCAAGTTACGAAAGCCACATGGGCGGAGCTCTGCGTTAAAGCAATGGGATTATCCGACTTCACACCAGGAACACAGGATTTGATTGCAGTTGAACTGCTGCGCAACGTGAACGCAATCGAACCATTAATCAATGGCGACTTAAAAGTTGCAGTGGAAAAAGCCTCAAAAAAATGGGAAGCCTTACCCATGGGCCCTGGCTTGGCGAATCGGCCAATCAAAGGAAAACCATCGGGCCAACCATATACTGAGTACGGCGAAGTAGAAAAAATATATAAAAACTTTGGTGGTACTGTTAAATGAAGCTGCAAACATTCCTCATCAGCCTTTTTTGCTGCGCCAGTTTTTTTGCCAACGCAACAGACGTCCCTATAAAAGAGGGGATGCCCTTTTTAAAAGCCAGAAAAGCATTAATTCAAAATGGCTGGAAGCCGAACCCAACCTATTCAGGTGAGTTTGGGGTCGAGAACATCATCATGAGAAATGGTTTCAAAGAGATCGAATCTTGCACGGAGGGCGTCCGGTACTGCAGCTTCAATTACATCAAGAATGAAACCTGCCTTGGTGTGGGAACTGTCGGCGAAAAGATTAAAGAAATGAAGATTTATTCCTGGAACTTCAAATGCCCGGAGAAGGATTGAGGGCTGACGCTATGCCATGGGACAGGGCGTTCAGGGTCACAGGCAGAATGCTCGCTCATGTCGGCGACCCGCCCCGCACGCGGCTGAAAATGAAGCAGTGATCAAGCGGTACGCCTGGAGAGCGTCAGTGTGAGGAGGTGATGCAGATTACCTCCTACTACAAGCCCAGTAGAAAGCCCGGCGCTGAGCCGGGCGAGGAGTTGCTGCAGCGAGGCTCACTGGACTTTCTGCACCTTGGTAAACTTGAAGAGAAAATCAGGATCAGTCATCGTTCCATTCTCTGTCATGTTTTTTGGCTTGCCGATGGCGCCGGAGAACACCACCAGATCATCTTCCTCCAACTCTGCTATCGCGTCATACAAAGGCGATCCGCTTTTGATAAGAGTCTTCGAGCCGGTATCAGAAAAACTGTTGTTCCAAGTACCCAAAGTCATATCGTCTGTCATTGGGTGAATGATTAGATACGCATCACCGTCGCCGGTGGTACCCATTTTTTCGACCGTCCCATACCAACCATCAACCTTGTTCGATTTCCCTGGCAGCTTTGAAATAGCTTCCAAGCGCTTCTTCACGAGAGCTGACTTCTTTAGTTCGTTGGGTGCCTGCTCGTACTGTGCTGCGTAGTCTTTGACCACATCGATAAACCCTTGCTGGAACGGGCTAACCGTAACCGGTTTCGTTTCTGCGCCGGCGTGAGAGCTTAGGAGGATTGCAAATAGAACACCCGCAACTCTTTTCATGACAAATCCCTGTTCAATTGTTGGATACGGCACCGACTGAGGAGCTCAAAAAAATGATCAGACTCTGCTCCATTGCCATCAGTGATGGCTAGATGCCGTCTCACTTTAGCTGCATAACCCGGGATGTGGAACGGCTGTATCGTCTGCTAATGGTGAACTGGCTACTCGGAATGATACGGTCAAGCTACAAACCCTCCCCGGGCGCCCCTTGTAGAGGTGAGAACATGGCCGTACTCGAAAAGCGCTCCCCCCGCGAGTCGTTCACCAAGAAGCTGGAGCAGATCTGCCAGAGGCTGGACGAGGCATCGACCCGCACCATCGCTCACAAAGACTTCTTCAGCAAAGCAGCAACATCCCAGGTCGAGATCACCTCGCTGTGGGTGGTTGGCTCGTATGCCCGAGGCGCGATGATTTGCGGAGACTTGGACCTTGTTCTTGAGTACAGGGTCGTTGAAGGACAGCATCCCTCGCCTCGGACCATGACCAGGACTTTCTTCGGCACGCCTCAGTACGTTAGCTATTACTTTGGGACACCGGAGAGCAGCACGTCTGGCGTCGTGTTCACGAGCGCGGTTCAGATCTGGACCGGACCTGGCTGTGATTGGAGAGCTGCTATTGATTTGATAACGCCGGATCCCAGCGCCAGCCGCGCGGAACGAGAGACTGACTCGATCCCCTTACGACCAGAACAGCTCTACATGGAGCCTGAACGCCTTCAGGAATTAGTTGCGTTGGAGAAACGTGGAATTCTCGAATGGGAGTTTATAGAGATCACCGCGGCAGACCTCGAGCCGGCACCGACAGAAGAGATCAGCGAGCGGGATAGAAAGCTCCTTCGGATCGCCCCCATGATGGCGAAGAAATCCCAGGTGCTGATACCCGCGATAATTCGACTGATGACAAAGCACGAACGCTTTGGAGTCTGGGACTCCTCAGACAGCTATCGCGTAACGTTAGGATGCGGGGCCACAGCTCTACTCCTGGGGCGCCCTGCCTTGCCATACAACCCGTTCGACGATGAACCGACCATCAAGCAGTACGCGCTCATCCCGCATATCAGCCGGAAGGGCCCTAACGGTGCCTGGATAATTCGGCGCGGGCCCAACCATCCAGACGCTCAAGCTCTCGCAAACAGGCATGCCTATTATCTCGTTAGCTCAGGGTCCCCAGAGACCGTGATGCATCGGGATCGCTATAAAACTTGGTCGACGGAAATACTGGAGCTATTCCGCACGCAAGAAGAAGCCAGAGAGTTTGCTGTCATGTTGGATGAGGAGGATGAGTCGCCAGAGACAGAGATTGGTAGAGCCGAAGGGCTAGACCTGATCTCGCTCTTTGCATTGGTGGACGTCGTCGAGATTGGGGAGCATCAGCTAGCGATGACACACGCCGGCGCAGCCTACTTTGAACGAGACAAGGCAACGATGAACGAGATCGTGGTAGCCCTTCCTTTGTCCAACCAGATCAGCTCTGAAGCTTAAGCCGAGAGAGATCAGACAACAAAAAGCCCGCGTGTTGCGGGCTCTCTGTATGGGGTCAAATCCTTTTGTCCGTTCAATCTGCGCTCCGTTCTGTGAGTGCTTGGTGAAAAGCATGTTGCAGATACGAAAAAGCCCGGCGCTAGGCCGGGCATCTCTCCAATTACTTATCGTTTTCTTCCAGTTCCAGAGCCAATGTTTCGCCATAACGAGGGTGGATTGTGTTCAATTTCTCGATGAAATCCTGGTAGTCCCTGCTTAGCTTCATAATCGTCACAGAAGATGCTAAGTGCTCGCGCAGCTTTGGGTGGCCCATATCAGGAGTCAGTCTTTGAAAGAGTTTTCCTTTCTTTTCGGCCTTGGCATTCTGATTTTTGAGCTCGGTGAGCAAGCTCGGAGCAAGACGTTTGTAAACAATGTCGTTGGTTAGGGTTCCGAAATATTGAGGGCGATACTTAGCGTTCTCCGGAGGGTATTGGAGACCTCTCAGGCGGAAAAGCTGTTCGTAATACTCTGCGGGAAATGTACGTACGTAAGGCTGCAGTTCTTTCGCTACAAAGGCTTCTAAGATTTGGGCGAGAGCATCTTTCGCACGATCTTTTTGATAGCCGGTCGCTTCGTCGACCAGTGCAATAATACCAATGCGTGCAAATCCTCTAACGAGGATTTCACATTGAGCTGCAATGTGTGCTTGTTGGTAATGAAGTGCATCACTTTTTCTTGCGGCCAATACCGCTTCACAAATATCTGCGAGTACTGTTGCAGGGTATCCAAACGTCACAACGCCACCCGTAGTGCCGGATAAGAATCTGATTGGCTCTTTGATCGCCGCCATCAAGCCCTCAGAAACAAAGGGCTTCACACCTTTTGAGTCCAGAAAAGTGACCATTCGATCGCCACCTTGGGTGCTGGTTCCTCGACTCATCCCCAAGCCAGAAATCAACCCCCTCTGAGAAAGCACGCGCGTTCCATTGTCAAGTACATAACACGAAATTTCCGCATCTCCAATTTTCAAAGGATGTTCGGAAGATCCGTGAGTTGCTCTAGGAAGTTTTGCAATCTCAGCCTTTGCAAGAGCCGCATTTCTTGCGATCTCCTGTCTGCGTTCAGCAGTTAACGATTTCGCACGAGCCTCACCGCCTTTAGCTTTGCCGCTTGCTGGTTTTTTGGTCTTTTCGTCGGCCATTGCTGGGAACTCAAATGATGTTTGAGCATGCAATATAGCCATCGCCCCTATAAATGCAAGCAGATACTTGCATTTATAGGGAGAGGGAGGAGGTAGTATTTGTTTGAGTTGCGTACTGATAATCAGGCATTCTCTATTATTGGAGCTTGCTCTACGGCGTCTTTCGCACGCACAATCCTTCCCGCCTTCACCTCATCAGCGTAACCGACCAGCCGATCCTCGACTCTTGGAGGCTTGCTACGATCTTCAGAAGCTCCTTAGCCGTTCGCCTGCCCAGCTTTCGATAGCTGCATCAGATCAACACCTGACAACTTCAGCAGGGCAGTTGGTCAACCTCATGCCAGTCTCCAGCACTCGCCAAGAACATCAGATTACCTAGCTTTGGCGCTCTTGATATCGCTGATGATTTGCTGAGCGATGGCTTCCACCTGCTCCTTAGTCATGGCCGACATGACTCCCTCCCAAGCAGACGAAGAAGTGTCATATGTCCGGGTACCGATCAGGCGTCCCGACTTCAGATCTGAATAGTCCGCACTCGAGTTAACCCAAGCATTACCGACCATCACGCCAGCACCATAGCGAGCGCCTGGAGTGAGGTATCGAAAGTTAGTTACGTTGATCTTGATGCCTACGCCGTCTTTGTCAGCGGGGCTTAAAGCTTGTGCTTCAGCAAGACTATAGCCGGCACGGGTTGCTTCGTTGTGCAGAGCTTCACTCCACTCTTGCTTCAAACGAGGCCAGTCCTCGTTCTGTTGAACCTTGCTGTTGCCTTGGAATTTTACGACCAGGTTGTGTTTGGCTGACTCAGGAATAGCAAGCGTTTCGGTACCGCCGCTTTTCACTGAGGCCGCGCAGCCGCTCAGAAGCGATATGGCAATAAAGCACGAGGCGACGAACACAGACTTAGTGGTTTTCATAGAATTTCCATATCCCAAACAGTGTGCATGCACACAATAAAATGAGTTTTAATGGATCGGCTCAGTGGAGAGTTGAAGCCCTGCGACTTTCGCCAATCCTGATTCGATCCAATGCCCGATTTAACGCATCCAAAGCATCGAGGAGGCTTTCGCTTCGGCTTCTCGACCATCCCCCCATATACGTTCGGCCATTTTGTTCAGCGCCTGGATGGACCGCTCGATATCAGCAGCAGTCGCTGACGCTATGTCTTGAGGGTGTCTCTTTAGCATTGTCAGAGCTTCCGCAAGACGTTGTGTTGTCTCCATCTGGCGCGAACACATCGCCCAAACAGGAAACGAGGTGCGCAATGGCTAAAACAGTCCTGCAAGCGCACCTAGACGGCGTTCACTTCTACCTGAACACGGAGAGCTCATCACCCAACACCGGGCACAGGAACCGTTCACCAAGATCCAGGTTCACGACCTGAAGCACACCTTTGACAGAAGGCTGTGGGCAGCAGGCATGACCGAAGAGGATCGAAAGGCATTGCTCGGACACAAGAACGGCAGCATCACCAGTCACTACTCGGCCGCAGAGCTGGACCAACTGATTGAAGCTGCGAATAAGGTATCAGTAACCGATTCGCGCGCACTAGCGCTGACGATTCTGAAAAGGAAGCAGACGTGAGAACTCGAGAAATCACGCAAATGTCACGCGCATGAAAAAGGCCAATGCTGTGAACATTGGCCTAAATCATTGAAAAATATGGTCGGGACGGAGTGATTCGAACACTCGACCCCTAGCACCCCATGCTGGGACCTATAAACTCTCAACCTATTGTTTTATAAAGAATATTAACCCTAATCCGTGTGGCAAATCATCCGCTTTTTTGTGCTTATGCAAACGGTAAACCGCGGCCTGTAGCCGAGGTTTTGCGCAGCAACTTCCCTCTCCTCCGACGTCCTGTTCACCGACGTTAGCAGCCGTGTTAGTAACCGGCGCTGCTGAGCGAAGCGCCATGACTGACGAGGCCACCTCGATTTATTCGCATTACGTGCCCTCATAGCGGCTGGCTTCACCTTTGGCTGGCCATTCACTATCAGTAGATTGTGCGCTGTCCTCAGCCTGCTGGGTGGGGGATGATTGATCTGGGCTGCTTTCCCATTCGTTCGGAACTGGCTCAGCAGTGTCGATGGCAGACGGCTTCACTTCTGCTTCAAGTTGTTCTTGCGCGAGACGCCAATAAAACTCTTCAGCTCCTTCAGGACGACCATCCCTTTCCCACAATTCATAAGCTTTTTCTCGAATTTGCGATTCTTCAGTCATAACCATTTTCTCCTCTAGTAAGCGTTATTTTTTAGCTGTCGCTTGTGTTCCACATACTCAGTAAAGCAGCAGGTGCGTTAGCGTCAGACAACACCTCAGAAAAATGATCATTTGTGCCGCCGCAGCCTCTCAAACAATCGATTTTTTTAACCTATTCCCTTTGATATTCATCAATACACAGGTGGTCATACCTCTATCGCAAGATCAAATCTTTACGGTTGCGTTACCTCGCCTGAAGCGCGGCCATAGCGGTTCGAGGGGGATCAATGAAGTAGGAGGTGGCCATGTACTCCCAGCACATAAATGCCCATCTAACCGCTTGTCGCCGCTTGGCGATGGAGCAGAATGAAAAACTTTTCGAAGAGGCGAATGCCCTCAATCGATCAGCAATCGACTTGCTGGATAGACCAGATCTTGATAGCGAAATGTTTCTTCAATATTTGCAGCTTCGAGGAAGGGCAGATGCCAAGTTTCGTGAAGCGCTGGATCATCTCTCGTTAATCAATGAGCAATTCCCTGCACTTTCAAACGAACCAGAGACGCTCTCCGGAGTGAAGCAGGTGGCATCGCCCCCCCCTGCCGCTCAAGGACGAGCTGATTGGGCTGCGAGTGGCGAGACAATTATGGCTCCTGCTTCCAACCTACGGATGGGACCAAAGGACTATTAAGAACCCATTGCATTCGCTTATGTGCCTTGCGCTCTCGCTCAACAGCAGCCTTCCACTGTCCCCCGAAGGCCCTCCCCGCTCTAACGAAAGCCATAGCGTCCGCAGTCGTAGCAGCCAGTTCCGTACGAGCCAGGGCCAAGTCTGCTTTGAATTTTTCAGTAGTCATCTTAGCTCTCGGTGACTATGCCTAAGCGTCCCTAGGCAAAATTCGTACGTCTGATGGCCATCTCACTACGTAACTCGCCTATGAGTTCCGCTATCGCTCGGCTGGACGTTAGCTTCTCTGTCGTGATGGCAGTGACCAACAATTCAACCTGTCCAGTCGATGGATCGAACACTTTGATCATCAACGATCCATCCGGATTTGCCGTGCAGGTGCAGGAGAACGGAAGAAAGCCGCATTCGATGATCTGGCGCAACTCACGCATCGAGAACATGACTTACGTCCTCAGAGTCACAGGGAGTTGATTTCCTCTAAATAATAATAGGTAGTCTGCGGCCTTACGTGAGGCCAAATTGGTACCAGCAAGTGCCTTTCATCGATCTCCACTACGGGTCGTTTTCAGCCGGTCGCAACAGGCTGAAATCGGCCAGAAGTGGTCGCTCAAACTGCCGATAGATACGTGTTCGATTCACAGAACCGGATCCACTTGAGCTGCCTTGGTAGGATTGTCATGGCTGGGCGGGCCATAAGAAAGTCCAGCCATGCACGGTAGGCCCTTGATCACCCCCGACGGTATTACGCCGGCGTCATGCATTCCGCCGACGACGCCACCCCTCGTAAGTGATCCGCTGCCGACGCTCAGCCAGAAGCTATCGCTTGTAATGATTGCCGTGGCTGTAGCAACCTCAAAATGCCACCATTCAAACCCTCGTGCTAGAGCGGTTACCATTCGCCCCCCAGTAGTGACATGGAACACAGGGAAAGCGGAGCTCAGCTTTTAGGATAAGTCCTACAGCCAGCGCCTGAGCTTCCCGGTAACGTCATTCTGTCCCTGCCTCAAGCTGGGATTTCCCCAAGGACGAACAAGGATGCTGCATGAGTGGTTATGTACCCAACCCACCGAAGGGCTACCGCAACAAGGGCGTTGAACCTGTAGATATTGGTGCTCAACGCTGGGCGGAATACAAAGACCTTCCACCGAAGGCAGGCGCGAAACCCAATGCGGCTGGCTGTACCTTTACCAAACCCTGCAAGCTGCCCGACGGGACCATTAACTACGTCAGTCCTGGTGGATCGATCCCCACGGATGCTGTCAGCGAGTACGGTGAATTCTCCCTCCTGGGTGGTCGTGAAGCGGATACAGAGGGGAACATCCCTCTCAAGAAAATCAGCGGTAACGCGTTACCCACAGCACTGGGAACCCTCCTACTAGGCGGAACGACTGTTGCTACTGCCGGGGCGTCTTGTGGCGGTCTCTGCACCGCTGGGGCTGCGGTTGCAGGGGTAAGCACCGGGACTGCCACAACGGGTGGTGCTGGTGTAGTTACTGCGGGGGTTGCTGCTGGAGCGTTGGCGGGAGTGGTTGCGCTACTGTGGCCGTCGAGCTTGGGCGACAGCTCCCTGTACACAGAAGAGCAGCTCAAATCACTCAAGGAAGGCCGCACTCGTGTTCGATTGCATGTCGAGCAACAAGCAGACGGCACGTTGAAGGGGTACGGGTACAACACCCAGAAGCGCCGCGACTGGGAAATGATTCCTGTAGTCCAGTTCAAGGCACAGGGCTCTCGGCAGGTGGCCGACTTCGGTGACGGGATAACCCTGATATGGACGCCAGCTGTTGACCCATCCAGCACCTCAGGCATTCCCCCATTAGAGGGCGCACCACAAGCCCCTCATATCTGGATTTATCCGCCTACCGAACAGGCAGATAACATCATCGTCAACCCGATTTACCCGCCGGAATACAAGGATTTCATCCTTGTGTTCCCGGCTGACTCGGGTGTGCAGCCGCTGTACATTGTGATGAGTGTCAGGAACTCACCGGGTGTTGCTACGGGACAAGGTGAAGACCTGACGGGCATTTGGCTTGCTGGAGCCGGTACAGGACTCGGAGCCTCTGTGCCCTCGCAGATTGCCAATCAGCTCCTGGGGCAGGAATTCAGCAGCTTTGATGCCTTTAGGAAAGCGTTCTGGATCGCTGTAGCGAATGACGCAGAGCTGAGCAAGCAATTCAGTTCACGCAATCTGTCCGGTATGGCAAAGGGCCTGGCTCCTGCGGCCCCCAAAATCGAGCATGCAGGGAAGCGAATTGCATTCGAGCTGCATCACGTAGAGTTAATCAAGGACGGTGGCGCCGTGTACGATTCCGACAATTTGCGGGCTGTTACTCCAAGGCGCCATATCGACATACACAGAGGGGTTGAATAATGGAATTGAAGAGCAATCTTGCCGAGTACACCGAACAGGAATTCAAAGCCCTGATTGAAGCTATCGACGATGCGGACACAGAAGAGGGTCGAGGCGAGCTGGTAGAACACTTCAACAAGCTCGTACCTCATCCAGCAGGTAGCGATTTGTTGTTCTATCCAGAAGATGGGGCGGATGACTCACCAGAGGGCGTAGTGCAGACAATCAAAGACTACTGCCTTGCCAATGACTTACAGGGCTTCAAAGTGTAGAGATGAATCTGCAGGGCCGGCGGTCGAGCTGATTGTTGTCGCACTCAGACAGACCGGCCCTTTTACTTCGATGTTGAAACCTCTTTGACGTAGGCCTGACACGCCGCGAGCGCTATCAATCCCCTGTCACCGTCGTCGATGATGCCGATAATTCGTTGAGCATGCGCCGGGTCAAGTTGGGCTCTTGTGGTGCCATGAACCATGCCGCCGGTTGCGGTGGTGGCTGACACTGTGTGGCCACTGGCTGCAGCGGTGGCGTCGAGTAGGACTGACAGGCGCAGATCAGCAGTGGCAAGGCGGTCGCGCAGGCGACCTTGATCACGTTGGGCATCGCTCAGAACTCGGTAATGGGTTTGTTCACTGGCTGAGAGCCGCTGCTCGAGAGCCAGACGCTTGTCCTGCTCGGCCTGCTGCGCGGTGGCAGCCATCAGGGTCAGTTGACTGAGGGTTTCGGCTTGCAACCGAGCCTGCTCGGCCAGTTGCTTCCCGTAGCGCCAGTCTTGTAAATGCCAAGTACTGCTGGCTCCAATCAGAACCAGCACCAGCGCGCCGACCGCCTTCCACGGGGCCGCAATCACAACAGCACCGCCTGCGCCCACGACCAGATTTCCAGCCGATCCTTCAAACCGCTCAATCCGCCGTTGATGCGTCGGGTGATGCTGTTGAATTGGTCCCGGTCGGCTAAGTCGTTCAATCCATTCTGTTTCCAGAACCACGCCGCGGACATCGCGGCGTGCTCTGGCATTTCCAGCAGTTCAGGCTGCGCAATCAAGTCCAAACCCAGCGCCTCACCGCATGCCGCGTAATTCGCCCGCCCGGTGACCTGGATCAGGCCGCGCCCACGGTACTTGAAGCCATCGCCAACGACGGTGTTACCCAGGTCCGCCCGCCCCTCGTAACCCTTCTGGGCAGCGGTTGGCCCCCAAATCTCACGGACATAGACCAGTTGACCAGACTCATGGCCGATCTGAGCGATGAATGCGGCGACACGTTTGGCCCCGACAATCTGGAACCGCTGCATTGCCGTATTAAGGACAGGTGCAAAAACGCCGGCTTTGGCGCCGGCGTTCGGGAGGATCTGCAGCAACTGCTGCTGAGTGATGGCCATACTTTTCTCCAGGCAAAAATAAACCCGCACTTGGCGGGCATCGGAGTTGCGGTCTCGGTTACGGGGAGGTCGGCCACGTCAGCACTGGCAGACAGCACTCAGGGAAGCCATCAGCTGTTGGCAGATCGCGAAGCGCTTGACGATAATCCAATACGGCTTTGAGTTTGGTGGCTGTTAGTGTTGGTGTTGCGCCGGCCAGCAACTCGTCTTGATGCCTGATTATCATCCAGTCCGACGAATACAGAAGCTGTACGCGCTCATTCAAAAGGGCAGACACCTTTACAGCATGGATTTCTTCTGGCGTTGGGACCGGGTCTGGCTCGGGCAACGGACGGCCGGTAAGAGTCCAGTCAGTACCATTGAATGTGCATAATTGAGTGACGTTATCGAAGTCGGGCGGGGCAACTTCTGTAGAGTTTGCTGGGAGAAGAAAAACACCCGGCTCCAGTGGAGATTCAAAGGCGTCTGTTACCCCGACAAACTCCATACTTGTTGGGTCAAAGCTGTAAACAATCATTTTTCTTTATCCTCAATATTTAATGCAAGCCAGCAACGCAATGTTCTTCATCCGCGTTTCTGAACCACTACCCGCCGGGCCCGTGCTACCAGAAGCCCAGTTAGCAACTGTGGTGCTGCCACCGCCCGTGGCTGTAGTGAAGAATGTCGCAGAGCCATACGTGTGGGTGTGAACAGGGAATTGATCTCCCTGCAGGCTACCGAACACACGACCAGGGTCGAGGCCAACGCCGCCATCCCAGCCGCGAGGAACTCTGGCACGAACATCAGGAACGTTAAACGTGGTTGATCCGTCACCAACACCAAATGGGCAGATAACAACGGTTGTTGTAGAGGTGGCCGTGGCGTTTGCAGACAGCGTGATGGTGCTGGCACCGACAGCAGTGATAGTCGCGCCAGCGGGAATACCAGGGCCGCTAATCGGCATGCCGACCCACATAGCTTGGGGGCTGGCCACGCTTGAAACGCTGTTGCTGCCCGATGTAACCGTACCCGTCACTTGTGCCGTTATCGCGGCGAACAGCGTAGCGTAGGTGGTGCGCGATACTGCTGTGCCATATGCTGGCAAATATCCACTTGGTGGAGACATTGTTGCAAACCAATCGACGCGTCCTGGCTGACTAAGCAAAGTCATCGCTTGACCAAGCGGCAGCGCGTGCTGGCTTTGGGTGGCCTGCGCAACTTGCTCGGCAGCCCCGGTGCAGAACAGCAAGATGTAAGAGCCTCCGCCAACGGAGCTATTCCACTGAGCCCATGCCTCGCCGTTAGCAACAATTTCGCCCCCCTGGAGAGCGGAGTGAGCCCCCCCGACGAGCGCTACGACACCAAGGCCATCATTGATTGTGCAGGGGCCATTATTAGCGTTGGCCGCTTTGAAACGGATCGGAATGCTTTCGCTACGGGCAGTGATGGCAGGCGTAAAGTTGCACACATAAGCATTGGCCGCTCCGGCATCGACGGCAAAACAGCTCACACTGACGGCATCCCGCAGTGTGGAGTCCAGCGCCCCCATATCCAGCCAGGCTGTATTCGTGCTGTTACGCTTTTTCATGCGACCCGTGCCGGTATCCGCCCAGACCTGGCACGGGAATGTCGGGTTTGGCGTTGCAGCCCCGCTGCTCTGAGACACGAGCGCCTGCAGTGCGCCGTTCACATCAACTCGAAACGTCAATCCAGGACCGTTATCAATGGTCATATCGTGTTGCGACATATCAGTATCCTTTTGCGATGTAGTCAATCGAGCGGCCCGACTGGGCTACTCCGCTGGAATTGCGGATGAACACAGTGAATCCGGCTGCGCTCTTGCCTGAAACGTCGAGCCAGTCACCAGGCGACAACCCTTGCGCCGTCAGGCTGATAGCTGGAGGCGCGGCGAACGGTGGTGAATAGCTGACAACCAGGCCTCCAGCAGGCACGTCGAGGTCATTACCGCTATCGATGCGATCAGGCATGTCGATCACGACCTCAAGCTTGGAGACGTCGATCCAGTGGGTGGACTGCTGTACGGACCCACGCAGCTCAAAATCAAACTGGCGAGCGCGATAGTCGCCAACCACAAAAGGCTTCCAGGCCGACCACACTGCAGGTGAAATGTCCGATGTGCGCACCCACAGCGACAGCGATGCGCCGTTGGGCGGGTCACCATCAATGCTGGTCAGCGAATCGAAATCCAGCACCGGGTCGATGTAGGTACCGTCGTCGTAGAGCGCGGCCTCCACATCAGCGGTCAGCCGGCAGTCATAGACGTGGCCAAGGTCAGCCGGTGCAGCAAAGCGATAGAACGCGGACAGCAGCGAACCGCCGAACTTATCGACTTCCGAGAGCAGCGCATCGATATCTGTCACATCGTCCAGAAGTCCGGCTCCGGAGAGCTTAAGCATCCCGCTGGCGGCTGCTGCATTGACCGCTATCCCCGCGAAATCAGGTGATTCGGTAATGGTCAGTATCACGTTGGACGGCAGAGGCACCTGCGCATCCGACCAGACCTCGGTGATAGGACCACCAATGCCCGACGAATCGACTGCTCTTGCCAGGTACTTGCCCGGCAGCAACGCCACTACTGATGACGTAGAGCGCCCCGCCACCTCGAGTAGAGGCAAAGCAGCGTCCCAGGTTGCGGCGGTGTTGCGCGCATGACGAATTTCGATGCTGCCGCCAAGCTTCACGTCCAGCTCCGGAACTGGGTCCCACGCCAGCGTTGCTACGCTGTTGATTACATCGAGCCTCAGCTCAGCTAAAGCCGATGGAGGCGCCAGCAATGCCTGAGCCGTATAGGTCTGAATGGAAGCCGCACCGGAAAGGCCAAGGGCCGATTTCGGCGTAACGCGAACCGACCACAGGCCCGATGATGCAGAGTCGAAGTCGATGCTGGGCGTCGACACTTCACCGACATACTCCCAGTTTCCCCCTGGCTTCATTACCTCGACCTGATAGCGCATCGCCCGCGCCGGCTGGGTCCAGCTGACCGACAGTCGTGCGGCAGCCAGACCGGTACCTGTGTCATAGAGTGACTCGAAGAATGTCAGCTGACCGACTGCATCTGGCTTGGCCAGGTTGACGATACTGGTCGGGTTGTCGACGTCCGGTGTGCCGTACTCGACCTGGTTGAACTTGTCCGAGTCATACGCCACGGCGCTGATCGCGTAGGTGCCGTCATCGCCTTCGCTGATGCCCACGACGCGGAATTTCTGCGTATCCAGTGCGGCGGTTGAGAACACCCATGGAGCAGAGGTCAGGGGCGCAGAGGCCAGCGGTGGCGATACGTTGATCTGCGTCGCGCCGGCCGACACCGTGACATTCGCGCTGGCATAGCTGCCATCACTCATGATCACGCCGACTACACCAGCACCCGCCACACCGATGGGGGCATCCAGTAGCAATGTGGAGGCTGTGCTCCCCGCCAGCAGGCGCCCACCATTGCGCGCGCCAGCCCGATTGGCATCAGCGACTTGGATGATGTCGCCCGGCAGAGGCAGCGCACCGTCAGCGCCGACGGCGAAGGTCACGGCCTCCGATTCAGCGTACAGCAGCCAGCGCCCCAGGCGTCGCGCCTGCCCGCGCGTGGTGCAGCCGATGGCCACAACGTCGCTCTGCTGGATTCGCCCCCACTTCGCGATCAGCTCGGGACGCTCGACCACCTCGACCGTCTGCTTATATTGCTGGCTCGGGTCATTCCAGGTGACAGCGGCGACGTTATAGCGCTGATCCAATGCGACCGACTGATAGCTGAAGTCGCCACCGACCACGTTGGCATTATTGAACAGATATCGACTGGAGCGCGGCGCGTCCTGCACCGCGGTCAGCGTCCCGCCCGCCCAGAAGCAAATTGCGCGGAACACGGAAACCATATCGTTTACCAGCTTCCAGGCATCTTGCTGAGTAGTCAGCGCGAGGTTGCAGGTAAAGCGCGGCTCATATCCACCGTAACCGTTTGGAACCATCGCATCGCAATACTGGGCGATGTTGTACAGCGACCACTTATCGACCAGTGCCGTATCGAGCAATCCCCCCAGCCCATAGCGGGTATTGGTTAGCATGTCGTACCAGACCCAGGCCGGATTGTCCGACCAGGCGCGCTTGAAGGAGCCGTTCCAGGAACCGCTGTACGTCCGTGTCGCGGGGTTGTAGTTGCTTGGAACCAGAATCTTGAGGCCGCGCACCATGAAGGACATGCGCGGGATGCTGGCGAATTGCTGGGCGTCAATGCTGGCGCCGCACAGCGCAGTATTCGGATAGCGCAGCTTCTCGTCCCACAACAGGGTCATGCTGTCGAAGAAGGTACGGTTCTGGACCGTAGAGCTTGTCGAATCGCCACCCCATCGGGTTGCCCGGATATAGCGCGGCAGGCCGCCAGATACCGGCAAACGCAGATAGTACGAAAACTGCGTGCGGCTCATGGTTTTGCCATTGATCAAAATGTCTTCGCACATCTGATACCAGGCGCCATCACCGAGCTTGGCCTCCAGGCGAAAAATCGCAGAAGAGCCGCCTGTATCGCCGTTCTGCGTGTTTTGTGAGAACAGCTGCGGAACGCTGACAGTCACGCGGACTGCATCAGCATCGGTGTCGGTGATGGCGCGCTCGATGGGAATCCATCCTTTAAGCTCGACACCAACGGACTGCTCAGCCTCGAGCCCGGTGATCGGCATATAGCCCTGCCACTGGGTGCCGGTACGCGTATCGATGCTGACGTTGGAAAAGTTGTAGCTGCCGTCGGTGTTCTGCAGCGGAACATCGTCGAAGAAGATCCCCTGATCCCCGCCGACGATGCCTTCTATCTCCCCCTCGCAGATTGCATGCAGCACCCGCACATGCTGACGCGAACGTAGGCTTTCAGGTGCCTCTACGGCGGCGCGCACGGAGCCACTGCTGCTACTGCTTCCGCCACCCTTCCCGCCACCCTTTCTACCGACAATGACTTCGCTCATACCGGTAGAGCCTCTGTCCAGGTGCCGACTGTGATAACGCTGGAGCCGACCAGCATCTGGCCGTAGACCACCGGGACCGGCAGGCCTTGCTGCGTTGAGTTGAACGCGCCGTTGAACAGGTAGCTAGGTCTGTTTTCGGTGCTGGCCTGCTCTTGCTGGCTGCCTACCTTCGAGCTTGGTACTGGTGTGAGCATCTGAATGATGCCTCCGGCTGCCATACCGATACCAGTCGCGATCAGGCCGGCGGCAAGGGGGGATGCGGTGCCGCCACTCATAACGGTCATAACAGCGCCAACCACAATCAAGACGGCGCCTATAATCGTCTGGAATAGCCCCCCGTTTTTGCTTCCAGCAATTACCGGGACGATGCGGATCTCGGTGGTGCCGCTCAGGGTGAACTCAGACTCACCGATATTCTCGCGGTTTCGGAATATGGCAAATCGAAGGCCGAGACGGGCCGAGTCACGGATGAAATTTTCGAAGCCAGTAAGCGTGTGTTTCAAAGCACTGAACGCCTCGACCATAGTTCCGGTCTCAAGGAGTCGGATGTGTTTTCGGCCGAATGCTTGAGCAAGGCTGCCGGACAGCAAAATGGTGGTCATAGGCTGAGCTTTGGCAGCGCACATACTTTTCTCCAGGCAATAAAAAACCGCCCGTTGGGCGGCTGGTTTAACTGGAGGGCTATTTGCCCCCGTAATCTATGTATGGAGCCAGGTAAAAACCCTGCATATCTCCACTGAGCCTGAATAGGCTTTCTTGATTTGGTCTGACTTTCGCTGAAATTGTCCTGATTGCCGCGCTTCCGCATGCGGCTGAAAATATCGGCCCCAAACCCAAGTTGATATCTCCAGGCTGCACGTAGAAGCTTGCTTTCTGACCGGTGGCGATTTTCGCTGCGCGCTTGCCTTCGATATAGAAGTTCAAGTCGCATCCCGATCCGGTGAATCCCCCATCACGGATCACAGTTATTTTCCCCGCGTCTTCGGCTGTCTTCTCCTGAAAGCCATAAATTGAGTCAGAAGGAACTTGCACTGCAGTTTTTACTGGCGTCGGTGTAGTTGCACACCCAGCCAGAGCAATCAATGCTAGGGCTGTAAGAGTTTTCCGCATTGTTGAGCCTCCATGTGTTTCAGCGACTCTAACAGGCCGGATACACGCAAAAACAGGGCCTATCGCTGGTAGCGCATGATATGCGTCGTGCATTCACGGTAGGCGCGCCCGTATACCTCTTTGCAGCTCAGGCGCCCATAGAGATGGTGCAGCAGGACGTCGCCCTCCAGCCAGATGGCACCATGGCACGGCGTCGGGCTGCCAATCGCCATGACGATCAAGTCGCCTTGCTCTGGTGTATCGACTGGAACAAAGCCGGTCCTGGCGAAGTTCTCGACATACAGGTTCTCGCCGTTGTGCCACCAGTCGTCCTTGCGATGGAAGTCCGGCAAGTTGATGCCAAGCACTTGGCGGTAGTAGTCACGAACAAGGGTGTAACAGTCGATGACACCGTGGACAAAGACTCGGCCCTCCAGCGGCATTTCGCCGGCGGCCGGCATCTCATGCCAAGTCACAACGCCATCCTTTAGGCCGACAATCCACCACGCCATGCGACTGGCGGAATGACTGGCGATGTCGTGCAAGCTCGGCTCAGGGCCGGCGTCTGGATGCGAATGCACGATAGCGACGATGTCGCCCATATCTTCGGCTGACGCGTAGTCCTCTGGGTGCAAAATGAAGTGATCTGGTTCTTCGGACTGGTTTCGGCACGGCACATAGGAGGGCTTGCCGCGCACGCTGATGACCAGGCCGACAGACTCACGCGGGTACTCTGCGCGAGCATGCGCCTCGGCGTCAGCCCGGCACTTATTGAATACTTCACTCATGGTCACAACCTCGGAACGCGGGCAATGCCAGGGAAGCCGCCGAAAGGAAGCTCGCCATTTTCGCCAAAGCGTTTCTTGCAGCCCCTCATGGTCCGACTGCATTGGTCCTTGGCGGGATCGCTGGTTGGGTTGTCGGCATAGTCGGCCACCGGGCCGCCGCCATAGCCGCACTCTCCCGATCGGTAAGCCCACAGGCAAGTGCCGGCCACCACTTGCCGACGCGGAAGCTTGACGCCCTGCAGATCAAGCGGAGAACCAAGCTCGAACTCGATGGCGGCCGGCGTTTCGTTGGCCTTCCGCGTAATGATCCAGGTTTCGACCGGGTACTCTTCAGCTGGGTTTGCAGTTGGGTTGCCGGCGGAGAAGTTCACCGCATCCAGATATTTGACCAGCGTGCGGCGGCGCTTAAGCTTGGCACCGAGCAGGTCTTCATACTGCCGACACAGCGCAGAAATGGTCCCGCCGAAGTTGCCGACCTGCAGTTTCGGGCGGGCCGGCGATCCCTGGCTGGGCGTAGCAAACTCGGCTCCGTTGAGCGGCCAAGGCGTGTAGACGTTCCCCTGCCAAAAAACCGAACCAAGCGTTTCGTTCACGCCCGCATGAAAGCGAAGCGTCTGGTCGGGCAGTACCAGTTCGAAGCCTTCCCAGATCGACATGCCGTTCGCGAGCGCGAGTTGACCTTGAAGTTCACTCATTCGAACACCTCATCAAAAGTTGCGGAAATACTGTCAACGCCGCAGGCCACATCGGTCCGCGTCCACTCCCGACAAACAAAAACCCCGATCGGGTGACCGGGGTGCGTGTAGTTGAAGGCTTCGACGGCGCCTCGGGCGATCAGGAAGGCGTCAATTAGATCAATTTCAGTATCGACCCTCTTGAACATCAGCGAGTACTTGCGCGGCTGCCGGTTGATGCCGGCCCCCTGCCGCTGCTCGTACCCATCGCCGAACTTGATGACCTTGACCCTTGGGGTAATCACCCGGGAGGCGTCATAGGTTGCCCGCCATGTAAATGTCAGCATGATTCCTCCTTAGGTGAGTTGCCCGCCGTTACGGCGCGCAGTTGCGATTTCCTGACGGCAGACGACCTTGATAGCTTCGGCCAGGCGCGCTGGATCAGGCGAGGCTCCACCACCATCGGAGGCGTCCACCGTCACACTGACGTTGACCGTGCTGGAATTGGCGCCACCGCGAACGCCGAGACGACCTTGTGAGTCTCGGGCAAGAGGCACGATCGCTTCTGGACCGGCTTCGCCAGCGATACCCAAGTTGCCGTTGGCCATGCCAAACGCTGTAGGCTTGCTGACGATGCTGTTGGTGAAAGCCCCGCCATCGGCGAACATCTGTACGCCGCCGGACCAGGCACCACCCTTCGCTTGCGGGAAGTAGGTGCTCGAGTAGCCTGCCTGAGACGCCCCCAGTGAAGTGGATGAGCTGCCGCCAAAGTAAGTGCTTGCGGCGGATGTGGCCAAGCCAAACAGGCCGCTGAGCGCCGCCGAGCTGCCTTGCCGCAATGCGATCTTGGCCATGTCGGCGAGCACAGATTTGGCGAAGTCGCCAAACGACAGCTTCCCGGTCATGGCGAACTGCGTGATGGCGTCTTCCATCGAGCTGAACGCATTGGTGAACAGGCTTTTCGTCTGCCCGGCCACATCGCGCGTCGACTCCAGGTAGTTTTCCCAGGCCGACGATGCGCCGGCGGTCCAACTGCCTTGGGCCGAGGTCATGTCGTCGTAGTTGGCCACGACCACGTTGCGCAGGTCTTGCTGGCTCTGTGCGACGGCTTTCAGCTTGGCGTTGTACTCATCAAGGCTCATGCCGCGCGAGCCATCGCCATACTGGTTGGCCAGGTCGATGCGCTGAGCGTTGGCCTTGTCGTCGATTCCGTTTTGCTGCTCAGTCAGCCCACGTTGCCGGTCACCCTGGCCAAGGCCAGAAGCCGCTCGCAGACCCTGCTGCCGAAGTGTCTCGACCTGTTGCTGGAGAGCGCTGGTGTACGTGCTGACCGCCAGTGTCTGCTTGCGCAGCCGACCTTCTTCATTGGTCGCAATGATTGCCAGTTCGCTGTCGCTGTCCTGCTGCGCCTTGACCATGGCGGAGCGCGCATCCGAGATTTTTTGATCAATCTGAATGACCTGCGCCGCAGTGGTTCCCTTCTTGGTCTTGGCCGCTTCGAGCGCATCGATTTCCGACTGATAGCTTTCGGCAACTTCGGTGGCTTGCTGCTGAAGCAAGCCAACGCGCTGTTCGGTAAAACTCGCCTGCGAGATGACGCCGGCGCGCTGAGAGGCTTCCAGTTCCTTCTCGGCGTTTTTGTAATAGGCCAGGGTTTCGGCCAAGGCGTTTTTCGCGCTGTTGAAACCTGTCAGGTCAACGCTTCCCGCAACGGCGGCCGGGTCCTTGTTCTTGTCCTTTATGTTTTGGATGTTTTTGGTAACAACATCAGCCTGGACAGAGGGATCATTGGGAGTTGCCTTTCGGATCGCCTCTACGTCACGCAAATACTCCTTGATGAGCTTGTTACGCTTTTCTTCGTTCGTGAGATTTGAATCAGAGAGCGCTTTGACTCGGCGCTGTGCGTCTTGCGCCTTGTCCTGAGTCTGCTGATACAGTCCTGCGGCAGAAGCAATTGCTGCTTGGGTATCCCGTTGCTTGGTAAGGAATTCGAGCTCTTGCTGAGAGTTCTGCAGCTTCTTTTTGGCGTCGATGTCATCAGGGTCTGCGGCCAAAGCGCTGCGTGCGAAGGCGACACTCTGGGTCAGTTCAACAATTCGCTTCGCCGACTCCTCGGCTCGACCTATATCCTTGAAAGCATCCAGAGTTTTCTGGGTTTCAGATGCCACCCCCTTCCAGGCCTTCTCCCAGAGACTTAGGTTGCTGATGATTTGCCCAGATCGGGACTGAATCGTATCGGCATATGTGTCGCTGAGCAGCTTGGTTGCACCGATCTCATCGCCCTGCTCTTTCAGGGCAACGATTTGCGAGTACACCGACGCGGTAAGGAAGTGGTACTGCTCGTTCAGCGACTTGGCTGCCGCCACCGGGTCATCAGCAATCTTCACAAACTCAGCGACTGTTGCATCCACCGATTTACCGGTGGCTTTTTCCATCGCCAACGCCGCCTCGGCGATCTCGACGAAACTGCCACTCGCAAGTTTTCCGCTACCGGCCAACGTAGCCAACACGTCTGCGGCTGCACCCGTTGTACCCACCGTTGCGCTGACCTGACGGGCCATCTCGGAAAGCTGCCCGGCGCTGGTACCGGCAAAGTTGCCGGTGAGTGTCAGCGCCTTGTTGTACTCGCTGGTTTCTTTGGTGCCCTGGTAATACGCATTTGTGAGAGCCGCAATACCGGCAGCGGCCAACGCAATAGGAGCAGCAACGGCAGCGAAGCCAATCGCGGCGCTACCAGCCCCAGCACCCAGTTGTGCCACTGCACGAACGCCACTGCCCCAGTCACCTGACGACAGAGCGTTGCCCAATTGAACGACGTTTTCCTGCGCTTGGCGGGTTCCGAGCTTCAGTTTGTCGAACCCGGTGGCGGTTTTTTCGAGCTTGGCGTAATCCTTGTCGATCTTGTTCAGCGCCGAATTGTACTGATCCTGACTGATGCGTCCGGCATCGAGGTGCTTACCCAGCTGCTCGACTTGAGTGTCCAGCTTGGACATTGCAGCCTTGGCCGGATCAATTGCCCCGAGCAGGCTGTTCAGCGCCTTCTGCTCATCCAGAGTCGACTTGGCCAAGGCCAACTGCTGCTTATCGAGCTGCGCGGTGATCTTGGTAAATTCTGCCTCGCCATAAGCGCCGGTCTGGGTCAGCTTCGCCAGGCTGTCACGTTGCTTGGCCAGTTCCTGCGTGGTGGTCGCGCCTTTCGACAGCGACTTCTCCAGCGCCTCCATCTCTTTCATCAGGCCGACGGCAGATTGCTCTGCACGCTCACCGGACTTGGTCAGCTTGTCGAGATCGGTCGCAGCATGGGCAGCATCAGCGGAGTCGACCTTGATGCCGAGTTCTGCAATGTTCATCGACTCACCTTGAATAAGTGCCCGTAATTACGGGCTGTTGTCGCGCGCGTCGGCCATTACCGCGATGGCTTCCGACTCCATAATGCGTATGTCCTGAAACACGCCGGGGCGATCCTTTGCAGGGACGCCGACGAGTTTCATCACGTCTGACAGCACACCGTAATCGAGGCCAGTTGCGCCGCATGCGCCCGTACGCCACTGAGTCCCCATCGAATCCATGACGAGGAATGCCTTCCAGTTGTCCGGCCAGACTTCGAAAGTCTCGTCATAGTCGTCTGGAGATAGTCCGAATAACGCCAACTGTTCGGCCGAAACTGAAGGCTCGTATAGCGCGCGAGCGGCGGCGGTTAGTTTCCCAGTCGAGCCTTCCCAAAGGCTTCGCTGTAGGCCTTAACCACTTCATCCGATACGCCGATGCAGCTCCTCACCAGAGCAGTGATCGACTCGTCGTTGAGCTCGTCGTCGAAGCCCCAAGACACGACCAAGTCCTTGATTTGATCAGCGCCCTGCTCTACTTCGGCCGCGGTTACTTCTGAAAGGGAGGGCTGTGTACCCTTGAAGCGCTCGCCGATGGCCTCCGCCTTTTCCTTCCATGAATCGAACAGCTCAGCCAGCGCCGTACGGTCGCGGTATTTGAACGTGAACGGCACCATTGCCGGCGTGCCGCCAACCTGCGGAATGGAAACATCAACGGTGAACGTCGGTTTCGGCGCGATGGAAAACTTTGCCATGAGGATTCCTTACGACAGGTAGCGGGTAGGTGCTGCTTGCAGCGCCAGGGAGACGGTGCGAGTCAGCAAGTTGTTGCGAGACACCGCAGGCTGGAGCGAGAACGAGGTGTAGGCGCCGTAATACAACTTGTCGGTACCTGGCAGGTTCAGGCGAGCGGCTTGCATAGACTTCGCGGAATCGGCGGCCGTAACGACGGCCACATAAGGCAGAGACGGGTCGTCGGCGACAGTCAGCACCATGCTGGCGGCGGACTTGTCGGTCGGCAGCTGTCGGCCTTGCTGGTCTTCAAGGAAGACGATGTCGGCGTAGTTCTGCTCGCCGCCGGAGAAGGCCACATCGGTGATCTGAGGGATTTGAGCCCAGGTCAGCACCTTCGTCAGCGTGCCCGCGCCTGAGCCAGCAGGAAAGATCTGGGTGCTGGTGGTGTCGATCGCTTCCAGGGTGATCGCGGTCGCGGTCGCGGTTTTCACGCGGACCACTTTGCCGTTAAGCGGAGTCCAACCAGAAGTGAGCTGAACGATGTCGCCGGTCACCAGCGTGGCACCGACAGTGGTGCAGATGGCTTCAGCTGCGTTGGAGATGGCCGAGAATGCGAGCGGAGCGGCGTAGGTAGCAGCATGCTCGAACGTCGCGCCATTCGGGAGTTTGTAGCCCATTGGTTTTTCCTCTTTGCAGAAATGACAAAACCCGCTCAATGGCGGGTTCAGGGTTTGCCCAACGGGCGAATTAGAAGGTGTCGGCTCGGTACTGGAACGACACCGGCAAAGCGAATGCGGTGTCCTCCTGCTGCTCAGGGCCTTGCTCGACCGGGGTCATCACCTTGACGCTGAAGCCTTCCTTGGTCAGTTGATCGTTCAGCGGGTAAAGCGCTGCGAGTTCGTCGGCCAGCGTCTCCGCTGCGCCAGGCCCGCCACCAACGGGCGTCACGATCGTGATCTGGAATACGCCCGTGTAAAGCCGATGCACTCCCGCAAGATCGTTGCTGCTGGTGCCTGCGGGAAGCGCGAACGCACGAAGGTAGATTTCGTTCGCTGTCGGCGTGAAAGCGACGTTCTGATAAGCAATTTGCAAGACAGGGCTGCGCGCGGCCGCCCACGTCTTCAGTCGACCCTCAAGCAGGGAGCGGATGATTTTATGGCTCATACCTGATTGTTCCTGATGGCTTCATCGACGATCTGCTGGAAGCGGGCCACAGTGATGCGGACCATGCCACCCGGCGCCTGGGTCGAATGCCCGAACTCGAGCGGGATGGCGTACGGCAGGTTGTTGATGAGATAGGCAGTCTGTCCGGCAGTGAAGTCGCTGACAGCTGAAACCAATGCAGCGATTGTTGCTTGCCCGCCCGGATCAACCTCGTCAAAAGTCACGTTTTCCACCACATCGATCGAGAGGTGCCAATTCGCTCGGAACCGCCCGCCGACGTAGCCTTCAGGGGCAACGACATCCATGCCATCGGTCAGCTTTCGCCCTGGCTTGAGTCGGCCCGCCTTCGTCAGGTTGGCGGGATCACTGCGCAGATCGCCGTTGTGATCGTCCACGGCCTTGTTGTATTGGCTGGCCACGGCGTTCTGTGCCCAGATCTCGGGATTCCCCACTGGCGACATGCGGATAACGCTGCTGCCGACCTCGATGATGATCTCGCGCAGGCTGGCGTCGATGGCTTCTGTGGCTTGGGCGGCGAACTCAGCAAGGCTCAGCGCGAAGCTGCCAGACTGGCCTGCTCCGGCGCGGCTCATGACCGCACCTGCAATTCGTAGAGAATCGGCGTACCGGCTGGGCTGATCTCTTTCAGCGGTGGGACGATTGACCAGGTGCGACCTTGGACGATCACTTTGTTAAGCAGACCCGGAACCCAATCAAGCCCCTGCGCAGCGATCTTGAGCTTTTTGTCGCCCTGCTTGATGAGGCTGTTGCTCTGGAATTCTTGGCCGGTGAAGTCAAGCAGGATGCCTTGAGCAGTTTGCTCGGCGACTATGCCGGGGCTGGCAGTGCCGGTATCAGGGTCGTACTCGCCAGCAGTGGCTCCCCGGATGATCATGGGCTGGCCGAACTCTGTGATCATCTCCAGAGCCATCACGGCCATTTCGTCATAAAAGGCCATGGAAGCTCCGATTCATTTATGCGCGGACGGCGAAAAGGCCCTGCTTCTGTAGGTAGTCGGCAAACTGGGTGGCGCTCGGGCGATCCGGTGCCGCGGGCAACAGCCGGCCGCTGGTATTGGAAATCGTCGCGTACTCGCGAGTTACCGTGCCTTCGACACGTTCCAGGGTGATTGCCCCTTTGCGCTTTTCCACCGGATCGATATCGTCAGTATGGATCTCGGCAGCCAAGGCCATCTGGCCGTACTGGATGCGAGCCGGCAGGTAGTTGTCGGGCTTGATCTGGCAGTCCAGCTCAACCCCTCGACGCGGCCAGGCCAAAGCCTGATCGCTGTCCATCTTGCGTCCCTTCCAAATCATGCCATCCATCGTCAAGGCGGACCGGCGAAGCAGTGCTTCTTGCGCTGGCTCGTCCGCAGGGATGGTCACGCCGAACTTTACGGCGTACATGACCAGGTCTGCGGCACTCGCGTAGCTTTCCGCGTTCGTCTTGCCGGTGCCGTCCTCGATGATGAGCATGTGTCAGCCCTGTTCTTTGAGCAGTTTTAATAGGGTCGGCAGATCGGCTTTATCGTCGAACGCAACGTTCGCTCCGGACAATGCGGCTTTCACCTGATCGAGCGTGAATTTGTCGCGAGGGTCCGCTTCTGGCCTGTTTGCCTTCTCACGATATTCGGCCTTCAGTTTAGCCTTTGGCGGCTTCTCGACTTCACCGCCACGGTCTTCCGTCACGTTGGCATCGATGATGATCAGACCTGCCTTCTTGGCGATCGCCTTCACGTCATCTTCATAGCGGTGGAACGGTCCCGGCAGATACCAGATGTTGTTGTCAGTCATCACTGTCACTCCGCTGGGCCAGGGCATTATGCCCCGGCTCAGTCATTGAATGGTTACTTGGAGGCGTCGCCGATCAGGGCCACACCGGCGGTGTCCTTGATGCTGGCTGCGGTCTTGTCCCAGTTGGTGCCAGTCGCAAGCGCGGCGCTGGATGGAGACTTGCCGCCGTTCGCCACATCCCAGGTGTAGCCCTTGATCCCGAGGCCAAAGGTGTAGTCCACCTGAATGGTCGTGGTGATGCGCTCGTTACCGTTGTTGGTCTGCACGTTCGAGATGATGTCTCGGTTGTCGTGCACCAGAGCGGCACCGGCTGCCAGGCCCAGGATGATTTCCTTGTTCGGCGTACCGGCCTGAGCGAGAGCTGGCGCATCGGTGACGATCGAGGTCTTGCCGAGGATGTCGACGACGCGAACGTTGCCGGCCTGGAACAGGTTGTTCGGGTTGGCGAGGCCTTGGCCGACCAGTTTGTGCCAGGTGGTGCCCTGCATGACTTGAGCAACCAGGTTCTGGCTTGCGTCACCGAATTTTGCGTGCGCGCTGTTCAGGCCGGACTGGGTGATGCCGGCAGTGGCCGACACATCGTTGACGGCAGCTGCTTGCGCAGTGATGGCCGCCACCAGTGCAGCAATCGCGGTGTTGAGCTGGTCTTTCAGCAGCACTTCGGCGAATGCCCGGCTCGCAACCTCAACGCCTTGCGCAGTAGGACGCTGCAGCCAGGTCATTTGCGACGGCTCGTAGCGAATCGGACCGAAACCACCGGCCACTTTCACGGTGGTGTCTTGCAGTTCGGTCAGGTCAACTGGCGCCACCACGGCGTTGGCACCGTAGCGGTTAACACGGCGCTGAGCGGCTCCCAGGTTCTGGAAGAACGACTCTTGCAAGAAGTCGCCGGTGAAGCCGTTCGGCGACAGCACAATCGCGCCATTGCTGGCGGCGTTGAACGCTTCCAGCATTTGATCCAGCGTCTCGAGAGTCGCCGGCATGATGTAATCGTTGAAAACCTGCATTTGAGACAGGGACATGGGTCAAATCCTTAATTTAGAGGGAGATCAGAGAACCGGGACGCGATTGCCGCCGTGCGCTCCGCTTTGGTACCGCCGATGTTTCCTTTCGCGGCCCCGCCGCCACCTCCAGCACCGCCGGCCCCGCCGCCAGATGCCTTGCTACCCGCGATCAGTGGCGCGAATGCCACGTCGTTTGCGAATTCTGCTTTCAGCTCATCCAACGTTGCCGCTGAGAGCTTGCCCTGCTGGTCGAGCACGACCACAACAGGCTTCCCGTCGCGCTGCTCGACGCTCAAACGGCGTTCGATGTGTGGCAACAGAGCTTTGGCACTGCCTGGGATTGCCAGGGCAGACGCGATATCAGTAGCGGTACGGCCGACAGTCAGATCCCGGATCTGGTTGCTCAGCGTTCCACGCTCCTGCTCCAGCATGCCGTTCAGCTCAGCTTCGCGGCGGGTGTACTTTTCGGACCAGGAGCGTTCGAGCTCTTCGACGTTGCCGGACTTACGGGCATTCTCTTCGCGCTCCAGGCGGGCCTGGTCTTCGGCATCCTTGCGCGCCTTGTCGGCAGCCTTCTTCTCGTCCAGCAGTTCCTGAACCTTGGATTTCAGGCCAGAGACATCTTCAGGCTGCGGCAGACCTTCAATGCCGAGTACGAACTTGCCGTCCTTCTCGGTGTAAAGAGCGCGCACGGCTTCGTCGACACCATCCAGGCTGTCCAGTTGGAATTTCAGCATTTTTTGTCTCCCAGAGACGTTGGTGCAGGCCCTGCCTGCAGATGGAATTTCTAGACCTGGTTTTGGCGTGAAAACTTTTGCAGAGTCGATACCCTTGAGGCATCCACCACCGGAACCTGGAGTTTTCGATGCACGTCACGCCAAACGAATTTGCGGTTTTCCTGATTGCCTGCCTCTTTATCGCTCCGGCTGGTTTAGCAGCGATTCGCCAACACAAAAGGCTCACAGCAATTCTTCTTCTGTGCTTCCTTGTGTTCGTCACTCCACCGATCATCGCGACTGCAACTTGGACCGTGGCGCTTTGCTGGGCGTACTTTGGCGCTCAGACTCCAGCGCGTTCGAAGGCCAAGGGCTCAAGCGCCCTCATCTGAGTGAGGGTCAACGGGGCAAAGTTGCGATCAAGCTGCAGCTCGGAGAATCGTTCGATGCTCAAGCCGCCTTCGCGAAACAGCTTCGCGCGGACCGGGCCGATAGCCTTGTCCTGAAACGCTGCCGGCTGCTGCTTGAGCCAATCGTAATAACTGAGGTCCGCCCTAACCTGCTGGGCGCCACCGTCGCCGATGGATGCCCGAGTGGCGTCCTTGGCGAACAAGGCACTGAAGCGCGTCACCGCCACCACCGTCGAACGGCAGTTGATGTGAATCGGCGGCCTCGGCCCTTCCGTCAGCTTGAATCGCTGCTTATCGAGCGACCGGCATTGGCTAGTGGTCTTCGTATCCAGGGTGCTGACCCATTCCACCGCCTGCACGACGTCGGCGTTCTCTTTCAACGTCTCCATGCGCGCTTGGGTGGCGACGTGCTGCACCGCGGTTCGCACCACAGCGCCGGCGTTCCGGTTGGTCGTGGCCAAGATGCCGTCGTTGTACTGGAGAGCCTTGGTCCCGCGAATATTCTTGATGATCTGGAAGTTGGTTTGGCCTTCGAAGAAGCCCTGCCTGATCGCGCCAGTGAGGCGTTGTCGCTCGGTAGCGGTGAAGCCATCGATAAACGTCTTGAGCAGCTTGCCGCCATCTGCGCCGCGCACGCTGAGCGGGTTGCCGAGGATCGCCACCCTGATTGCAACAGCACCAGGCACCGCCGCATCGAACGACACGCCAACCGGTGCTGCGCGGGTCAGGCTGGTCGCTTCAAACTCGGCCTCGTAGTTGGCGATGTCCACCAAGTCGAGGTTCAGCTTCTCGCTGTACCGGTCGAAGATGCCCAGCAGCAGGCTATCGACTTCACTCAGCAACCGCTCCAGCCGGGCGACGGTGTAATCCGTCAGGTCGGCCCGTGTCAGTCGCTCACGGATCGAGCGGTCAATCTCCTTGAGGAAAGGCCCGAACTTGGCGACTTCCCCTGACTTCAGTTGCTCGAGGAAGACCGCGTGCCGGATCGTCGCATCAAGGATTGCCTGGTTGGCCGCCATTCGAAGTTACCTCAGTGTCGTTCAGGGCAGGCCCAGGGCCTTCTGTTTCCAGTTCGTCTCGGATCTGGTCGTCGGTTTTCTCAGGATTGATAACCCCTCGATCGCGCAGGTACTGCCAGAAGTCGCCCGCCGGCAGCTTGCCGCCCTGCACTGCGTTGAACAGTGCAGAGAGGATCGTTGCGTCCAGGCTGATCTGGCTGAAGTCCTGGTTGAGCTTGTACAGCGCCTTGCCGGTAGCGTTGACGAACTCAGCCATCCAGACCAGACACTGGCTGTAAGCCTCGCTGACGTTGCTCACGACCAGAGACAGAACGCTGTGTTCCGCGGCGCTGTCGTTGTCAGCCTGGGTGGCGGTCTTCACCGCGCTACCGCGCTCGATCAGCCGGGCGCCAAGCGACACCATGTCTTCTTTCTTGCTGTCCATGGCCTCTTTGGCGACTGTGTTCGGCTGAGCCTGCCAGACGCCGCAAGTGCCACTTACCGGAAGCAGCCAAGGGGCACGAGAACCGAGGAAGATGCCGTTCTTCTCCATGTGATCGCGCCACTGCTCATCAAGGCCCGCCATCCACGGTTGAGGCTGGCCCACCAAGTAGGCTGCCTCTTCGTAGTCCGCACTGTTTCGGTAATGGCCGATGTTGACCTCGGCCATGTCGTACAGCGGCGAGTCGTCAATGCTTGTGTCGTTGTTCTCGCTGCCCAGGAACTGAAACGGGATCACCTTCCACTGCTGGCCGGTGCCATTCAGTGGTGAGAAAGGCGCAGTGACCATCAAGGTCCTGCTACTGCCCTCCTCCCAGACTTCCTGTGTGTAGATGCCGGCCTCATCGAGGCGCAGCACCCGGTATTGCACAACCTGCTCACTGCCGAAACCGTCATCGGTATCAACGTCGACCGTTTCACGTAGCACTACCAGACTCAGCAGATGCTGACCGCCAACCTTGCGTGTTTTCCAGTTGATGATCGATTCCGCCGAGTAGCTGGCAACACTCGCCCGGGCGCGACCGGCCTGTTCGTCCGCCTTGCTCACGGTGCCCGACTTCACAGCCGCGTAATCGACCAACAGCCCGTGGCGGCCAACCTCGAGCAGATGCCCGATGACCGACTGCGACTGCTGGTAAATGCTCACACCCTGCCCGTCGATGTCCTTCGACACGTAGTCGAGAGCGCCGGGAACAGTCAGCGTTGGCCATGTGCGGAATACCGCCCCCACCAGACTGTGTTTCGTCCGGCCGGTGGCGTTGTAAAACACGGCGCGCTTCTTGTACGCGTCGTAGCGTGCCTTATTGTCACTGCTTTCGTCAGAGGCATTCGGCCGTGGCAGGTATCGGTCACTGGCATCCTTGATGGTTTCCGCCCCTTTGCAGACGTCGCGCACCAAGCGCCAGCGGTACTGCGCCGCCTTGTACTCGGGACGGGTAAAAGTGACGTCCGTCATCGGGCGACTCCCATTTTCATTGAGGTGACCGGTTTAACGATCGGGTACTCGCGGTGAATGAAGTAACCGCCGCCATCGTTGGCGTGGTCGTTGCCCTGGCTCTTGTCCGGCTCGCCGTTGGACGCCCAAATCTGTTGTTCGAGGCCGTCTGCATAAGTCGGGCACGTGAAAGGGTTGACCAGGTAACGCCGCTCACCCTGCGCATTGCAGAACATGGCGTTCATGGCGTTGATCCGATCCTTCACCGGAGGGTTGGCCGCCGGCGCGATGACTGAAAAGCCCGCCTGTTTGAGCATGGCGATATCGGTGAGACTGGCATTGACTGACTTGCGCGAATCGCCGGAGGCGTCCGGATAGATTCGAATCTCGCAGGTCTTCTCGAAGTCGTTGCCGTTGTGGCACCAGTAGCGCTCCTTGATGCGGCGGATCATGTCCGGCGTGTCGTAGCCATCCATCAACTCATCCACGGCCCGGGGCAAGCCTTGGTCGCGTTTAACGTGGGTGATCGCCGCCATCTTCCCGACGTTGAAGTCCATGCCGATGAACAGCGGCTCGCCAGCTTGCACGGTGTCGAAGCACTGGTTCAGCTTGCGGTCGTATGCGTGGTAGATCGAGCCAGACGTCAGGTTCACGAACTGGCCATTCAGGTAAGCGCGTATCAACTGCTCGGGGTACGACTCCATCAGCGATGGAATGTAGTCATCTGGCAGGTTCAGTTCGTTGTCGAACGTGCTGGCCTGCACCAGACCATACATCTCGTTAAGCGCCGGCTTGTCGCGCAGCTGTTTCACGAACTGGAGGAAGACGAACTTGAAGCCTTCCGGCGTCGTGGTTACGTCCACTCCGTTCTTCAGCCCGGGCAGGTTGTAACGCATCCGGGCAATGATCTTGCGCCAGGCCTGCTGAGCCTTGATCGACGTCAACACGTCGAGTTCATCCACCAGCGCGTGGCCGATCTTGAAGCCGACGATGGTCTGAGGCTTCTCCATCGACCGGCAAATCACAGTGCCGCGATACTGCCGGCCGCTGTAGATGTGAACCTCATGGTTCGCCTGGTTGATCTTGGTCTTCAGCCCCCAGTCATAGGCCACCTCTTCAACCGTCGGGTAGAAAATGTCCCGGATCTGCGGGTAGGTCGGAGCGAAGTAGCCAGCGTTGACGCCGGGCCACTCCATGAAGTGCTTGCACAGCGCCGAGCATCCCACCCAGGTCTTTCCTGAGCCGAACCCTGCAACGAATGCGCGGAATTTATGGGGCAGCGTGAGGAAGTGAGCCTGCGGAACGTTAAGGCTCGGCATTCGGCTTCCTCGCATCCACTACATCGACCTGAATGCGAGTCGGGATTGCTGGCTCGTCGTCAGGCTCATCCTTTCGGTTGCGGTTGACGTACATGTCGCCGGTTTCTTTCGCGGCCTGCTCCAGGATCTGCATGGCTAGGCCGATGTTCTTCATCGTCTCGGCCCTCTCCACGAAGCGGTTCATGGCGCGGAGTCGGAAGGCGCGGTTGGCGATCGGAATCTCTGCCGTCTCGTCGCGGAAGCGCTTGCGGGTGTCGTGAAACAGCGTCACCCACTTCTTCGCCAAATCTCTCCCTGCACGTTTGGTCGGGTCTTGGGCCTCACACTGCTGACGGGTAACCTCAATGCCGAACTCTTCTCGGACAGCGGCTGCAACTTGGGAAGGAGTGTCGAAGCACGCCAAGGCCTGAACCATGAAGCCTTTCACCTCATTGTTCAGGGCTGCCATAGGGTAAATTCCGTCTTAGGTCTGTCAGGGGTCAGGCCGATCTGAGCAGACAGGTTCCGCAGGCCCTCGATATGTTCAATTTCCCCACCTCAGCAGGACTGTTTGCAGCATCCACCAACGCTTGAACGTCAGCGCTCGCACCGTAGCGCCGGACCACGCCGACGAACTCTTCGACGTCGTGGCCACGCAGCTTCAGCTTGGGGGCGCCTTCCTTGGTGAAGACTGGTTGGCCGTATTGATCCGTGGCCTGGGCGATGTGGTAGAGCTCATGCTCGATCAGCGCGCAGAAGTCAGCGTCGGAACACTGGGAGCAGTAATCGGCAGCCAGGGTGATGATGAAGGCCGGCACATCGCCGAACCAATCACGCATCTGTTGTTCCATCCGGGCTTTCTGCCAGTCACCAGCGCGGAGCATTACTTGCTCGGCCTGGCCAAGTACTCGGCGACCTTGCTTCTCGAAACTGGACGATGCCCACATGAGCCGGATGTCAGCTTCCAGCAGATGGGCGTGGTCTTCGTTGTGAATACTGCCTGTGTCAGCAAGGATCTCGGCGCTCAACCACTCCCACACCTCAGGGGCTGGAGTAAGGCGGATACCGAAGTTGGAGAGGTCGGACAGCTCGAGCAGCGACGCTGGCGGCCTTGGTCTGTCCATGATTCATTTAATGCCTGAAATGGAAGTTGCATGTCGGTACTGATGAAAATCAACCACACAAAAAGTGCAACAATAAGGCCGAGGAGAGCCCCAGCCTTATTGTCTGCCTGCTGTTCACGAAAACTCGTTTACTTCGTTGTTAAGGCTTCAGGAATATCTATAAGCTGCGGTGTTGTAGTTTTAAAAATAGCGTCGCAAGATGCTTTTAAAGACGAAGGGATATGCGCCTCCCCATATTTTTGATAAGCATCCAGGCACAAGTAGTACCCATCGTTCACGCCAGTAACCTTGTCCGAGATGTATTTTACGGCCTCTGCAACTTTGTGTAGGCTGGCTGAATCGAGCTGTGTTGAAGGTGCTGCCACAGTGGTTGCACTGCCAGCAGTACTCACCAGTGCAGCGCGAGCTGCCTCCAAGCTCTCCTTGAGAGAATCAATTGACTCTTTCGTTCGAACCCCTTCGGCACTGGCTGCGGTTGCAGCATCCATTTTCTTGTATTCGGTTTCTGCTGCGTTAATCTGCGCAGTTAGATCCATTATCGCTTTAGCCTGGTTGGCGGTACTCGATCCACTTAGAGCAACGTTTGGCCCCCGTACCACACCGGTAAGTTGTTCAATGGCCATTATCGCAACAGTATTCCGCTGATTTCGGGTCAATAGCATTTGGTATGCGGTCGAATCGATTGCACCGTTGGCATACGCTTGACAGATGCTATAGAGCTGGTCACGCAGCAGCTGTATCGATTGGGTCCGTAAGCCTATGTTTGCGGCAGACTCTTGAAAGGCCATAGACAGCGCTGCAACATCCGCTTTCTCCGCCGTAGCGGAGCCCGCTAGAGTTTTTAGTGCGTCTGGGCTCGGTTCTGGGCAGATCACGCGCTGGCTTTGAATCTTTCCCCCTACCACCAAAGGCGCATCTACAACAGTCACAACTCGATCCTCCGCTTGAAGGGTTCGAGTGGCCAGATAAGGCGTACACCCGACAGTCATAAGCACAGTACTTAGCATGGCAATCTGGATTGCTTTCATAGCGATTCCCTTCGGCAATATGACCGGTGTAGTTACCGGCAACCAAGAGAATAGCTAACAATGATGGCTTCGCAATATCACCAGCGCGCAGCTGGTCAGCTTGAGTTGGGCGATCTTTATGCATCACTCAACCGTGCACTGCAGCCAGATGCACCGGACAGACATCAAAGCACTTGATTGATCGCTCATGGCTTGGCCTCGCTGTCCAGGGTGATTCCTCGCCGCATGTCGCGACACAATTTGCTAATTCGCGAAACGTGTCGCGGACTAGATCTCGTCTGCCTTTCTTTCAGCCCAGCGCTTACCGAGCTGACGGGCCTGCTCAACACCGAGCACGCCAATAAAGCCAGCAGTGGCGAATGACCAGGCAATGCTGAAGCCGAACTCTTTCACCGTGAGCCCCACCACCATGACGATCAGCGCACCGAGCGCCGCCTCGATCAATTGACGCAAAGGTTTCGTCTCTTTGCCGTCGTACTGAATGCGGAGCCAAGTCAGGGCGAAGGTCAGCCCCATGGCTAAGCCGTTCTCTCTCAGGGCGGTCAGTACCAACCCCCAGAATGACGGGTCTTTTTCTGGCATGTGTGGCATCTCAGGTTCCTCCCCAATCAGGGAGCCATAAACGAAAAGGCCCCGCTTAATGCGAGGCCCGAAATAGGTGTGCGTGTCTTTCCACGCCTGTCCGCCAAAGACCCTCACTACGTCGACACCCCATTGCATCGATCTCGCAGATCCAGTCTCGCGCCACCCTGTAAGCATTGGTGTGCAGAGTGCGCGGGCTGCCGGTGTTTTCTCGTGTCACTGCACTTGCCGGCTTATCAGTGTCCAGGCCTTCCCGAAGGCTGCCCTGGCTACAGGTGAAATTTAGGCAATAAAAACCCGGCGCTTGGCCGGGTCTAAAAAGTATGAGAACTCAAGATTCTAGTTGATGCAAAATTCTACGGATCTCTCCAGCATCAATCGTGGCCTGCATTGACTCGAAGAGTAAGATCACGTTGGAGCCTTGTAGCACATCGTAAAGCTCATCTCCGAACTCAGTTCTCCGTACCGCCCCAAGAATGCCAACGCCACGATTGGGATTTGAGGCCTTCTCAATCAGGCCAACGAACTCCATTTGCTCTGCCAGCTGTTCCGCCCAATGACGAACATCTTCCGTTGACGGAAGGTCGCCTTCTCCAAGACTCTCGAGATGTCTGCGGTATGCAGACCCCGCGAGTGACGGAGTAAAGGATTGCCCCTCATTGGCGGAGGCCAGAATTCGTTTAACCAGCTCCCACATCTCCATGCACATCACTCCCTTGAAATTAGGATGACTGTGCCATGACTGCGGAAAATAAAAAACCCGGCTCGATGGCCGGGTTCAGGTATTCGTGTGCGTGTTGCGTGAATTGCGCACTATGGAAAAAGTACGCGCAATTCCCCGTCATGTCAATATGTTTATGCCGCCTTTTCTTCTTTTTCCGAGTGAATAACCTGCCATACCGGTTGTTGAGCCTGAATATCCACTTCCTTGATCACTTCTTTCAGGGATTCCCACAGTTCGAGCCAGTCGCGCGTCCAGTTCTTCGGATCGATCGTCACCCCGAAGAAGGTTTTCATCTCCGCGGCAACCCTTGCCGGCCCCCACTCTGCCGCCCCGACGACCTCGCCCTTGTACGATTGCAGCGCCAGGGTCACCAGGTATTGGGCCTTCACGCGCTTAGCCGAAGTGAGGTCTGGAAACTCAGCCTTGGCGGTGATCAGCAGCACCGCGTTCATGACATGGCGCATGGTCATTGCCGGGTGATAGAGGTAGTGCCCGAACTGCTGCACCTGAAACGGAAGCGTGTCGATGGCGCGAAGCACCTTCCCGATGGTGGCCAGATGCGCGGCGCGGGCGGTGGATCGACCAATCGGAGTGCGGCGCGTCTCGCTGATGTTGATCTTCTGCCGAACGATCTGGATGCGCTCCTCCTTGTCCTCGCCCAGGGCGGCAAACACGGCCTCGTAACGGCGCATCCGGTTGCCGGTCTTCACCGGCGCCGATTCGGCCTTGTCGATGGCTACAGAGCTGATCGATGCGTTCGATTCGTGCTGCGATTCAGTCCATACCTGTCTTGCGTTGATCAGCCTCATGCTGCTTCCCTCTTTAGTTCTCTGGTCTTCGCCCGATACTTGGCCTTGATGGTTTTCAGTTCTTCGATCGTGTAGCGCTTGGGCTCATGCGACCCTTCGAGCCAATCCACCTTGCCAGTGCCGATGCGCTTCACCAGCTCAATTCGGTAGTTCACGATGTCGCCGGATTTATGGTTGTTGCACGGCGCGCACTGCTTCCAGACATTGAGCGGCTCGAAGCGCAGCTCAGGGTTCGCTCCCACAGTGCGGTAGTGCCCTGCGTGGTATTGGCCTTCGTGGTGACGGCCGCAGCTCACGCATGGCAGCGCGGCGTCACGCAGGCGGATCCACTCGTTGAACACGACCTGCGTTTCCCGCAGGTGATCGGCCCGACTCTTAAGTTTCTCTTTGCGGGCCTTGATCTCTTTGCGCTCGATCTGGGTCAGTGACTTGCGGGCCTTCTCTTGGTTCACATCCTTGATCGCAAGGCCGCAGGCCCAACTGCAAACCTTTTGCGCAGTAGAGAATGACGGCTTGAAACTCACACCGCAGGCCGGGTTCTTGCACTTCTTCGCCTTTGCTTCCTTGAGGACGACTCTCATGCGTAACTCCCTAATTGATCGGCAGCAGAAAGCGCGTCAGCTTCATTCTCAAAGTGTGCAGACAGCACCAATCGCCAGCAGGCGTTGAAGACGTCGCGGTAAAGTGGTTCGAAAGCGGTGTCGTCCATGTTTGCCCAACTGATCGACTTGGCCTCTTTGCGGATCCCCTCGGGCGTGTGCACCAGGTGGAAATGGCCGGCCTCGATCGTCACCCACTCACGGAAGGCTTCACGGCTCTTGTCTACCGCCGGGAACCGCTCGGCACGAACCGACTCAAGGCCGGCGACATATGCCGCAACTGCGTCCGACAGTTGCCCCGGCTTACCACTCTGCGTTTCGAAGAACTTGGCCAGCCCCTTAATGCCGCGCATCTCCTGACGCGGGATCAGGCCACCAACCGGTTCCCAGTATTCCCACGCCAGATCGAGCATTGAGAAGAACTTGCCGTGAAACTTGCCATTGCGCATGCGGGTGAACTTGCCGTGAATGATTTGACCTGCCTTCCACTTCTGGACGGTTTCACGGTCGGCTTCGGTGGCCGGTACTAACCCTTGGGCGGTGCGGATCAATGCGAGCTCAGCCATGGGATGCCTCCTTGCGTTGCGCGGCAGCGATGGCCGCGCGGAACTTGCGCTTGCGCAGATATGTGTCGACCCGATCTGCCTGGGCCTTCTTGAGCTGCTCGCGTTTCTGCCGGGCCTTCGCCGCATCGACGATCTGGCGCACTTCAGCGAGCTTCTCACGCAGGTGCGGAGACGGCTCCGCGGTAGAGCCGGTGATCAGTCCAGCGATGGCTTGACCATCGGTGGTGATGGGCGCAATGCGTAGATCAGCCAGGTACTGAGTACCCGCCTGCAGGGTGATCAGTTGCATACGGACTGCTGACTCGATTGCTGTGACCCGGCGTGCCGGATCGAGCCCGAGGGAAACGCTCCAAGTGGTCGGTTTGGCTTCAGCCCGGGCAGCAGATACCAGACGCTCGTAGGCACTGTTGAAAGCCATTCGGGCACCGACCACATCCCGGCGACTCAAGATCGGTTGTGCAGCGACCATCGCCTGGCGTATCTCGGCGGTCATCACGACTGTTTCGGATTCGTCGCCTGCGGTCAGCGCGATAGACCACGCCTCATCTTTGCCCGGGCGGCCATCGGCGGCCTGTACCCGCTGCAGTACTGCCGCCAGGGTCAGCTTGCCAGTCAATTCTCGGCGGCACGCCTTCAACGCACCGGAAACAGCCTCGACGGGATAGTCGGCCAAGTCGCCAGCCATCATCTCGGCAGCTTCGGAAGTGATCGTCTGCCCCAGAACTTCCGCTGTGGCGGTGATCGCCAGGGAAAGGCGGGCAATTTGGTCTGGAGCCATGCGCTCAAAGGAATTCATTCGGCTGCCCTCCGGCTCGCTGCATGATCCGCTGTGCCGCTTCTATGCCAGCTGTGAGGTTCGCCTGCTTGCGTTCGATCTGCTGGGCGGTGGTCGAGTTTATGCGGCGGTTGGTAGCCCATTGGGTGTGGTACGCCTCTGCCTTCGCCAACAGGTCGCCAATTCCGTGGCAGCCGTTGATGAGCCGTGAGTCGTCGATGGTCAGGAAGTAAGCGGCGACGTGGTGGGCAACATCGGCGCCGAGCCGATCAATGAGCTTGCCAAGCTGACCGCCCACGGTTGCATTCCAAACTGGCCAAGTGCCGTAACGCTTCCGGTAGGCCATGGCGTAGTTGGCCCAAGCCTTGAACGTTTTGCAGGTCTGGTCTTTCGGCCCTGGCATGTCGGCCGGAATTTCACAGCGCGGCTGCTGGGGAGCGAATGGCACGACCTGACCCGTCACGACCTTGGCGGAAGCCAGGGGCGTAATTGGTTCAATGACCGGTTCCATGACTGATTCAGGAGAGTGACTGGTTCTGGGTGCAGCTGCTGCACTACCCCCTAGTGCAGGAGATTCACTAGGGGGTGAACCTCCTGCACCACCCTGGTGAATTTGCTGCACTGCCCCTGGTGCAGGAGGTGCACCACCATCAAGGGTCAGGAAGTAAACATTCGACGAATTGCCCTTCGGCCCACCCTTCCGAATTTCCTTGCGGAGCAGTCCTGACTCACACAGCGCGGTGATGTGGTTCATAACGGAGCGCTTGCTGATCTCACACTGATCGGCGATGTGCTGATAGGACGGCCAGCATTCCCCCATATCACTGGCATTGTCTGCGAGTTTGATGAGTACCAGCTTGCGCAGCGGATTGCCGACGCGGAGTTTCATGGCCGCGACCATGAGGCCCATGCTCATGCTGCACCGCGCAGAGCTTTGTCGTGAGTGAACAGCCCGTTCCAGTTCTTCTTCATGGGCAGCTCGCCGACCAGGTACAGGTCGTACAGGCGCACAGCGCCCTTCTTGAGCAAGATCGGCGTGAAAGCAATGAATGGCTCTTTGCCGTGCAGGGCTACTTCGGTCTGATGCTCGGTCATGTACTTGTCGCGTGCGTAGGACGCCACACGGAAGCGCAGACCGGATTTGCTCTCGTTGTATAGCCAGCTCCGGCCCTCAAGGAACTTGCCAACCTGCATGACGTTGACCCCATTGAGTCCTTTGCAGAATTGGGTGTGGGTCATCCCTTCCTTGAACAGGTTTTCCATGGAGTGGATTTTCGAGGCCTGGGCTTCGACCTGGATGGTCAGCTGCAGGCGCTGCCGCTCAGCCTCGAACGCGATCTGGATGAGGTCCATTCGGGAGAGTTCGCGGGGCTGGGCAATCTGCCCTTCCAGCTCCTGCCAGCGGTCCACCAGCGCAGCGGTGAACTCAGGACTGAGCTGAGCCACGACAACGAAGCTGTCGCGCTTGTTTATGAGATACACCTCAACTGGGCGTGCACCAGCCCCTTCGTGGGAGGTTTCCACCGACGGTGAAAAGCTCACAACGCCTTTTTCTTGCAGGCGCTCAATGGTGCGCTTCACGCTGTCATGGCGTGATTCGACCAGATCGGCAATCTCGCGAGACGACATAGTGGTACGCGACACGTTTTCAGAATTCGAAAAACGTGTCGCGACATGGTTCGGGGTATTGCTTGAATAGAGTTGGCTCTGCATAATCGGCCTCACAAAGTGTTATCGAATCAGCCGACCTCGTACGTCGGCTTTTTTGTGTCTGAAATTCAGGCCACCTTTACCGACGCATCCATCACGTCCAGACTCTGGCGAACATGGTTGATTTCTTGGCGGATCAGGCATTTCTCGAAAGTGCTGACGTGGTTATCGTCGAGCGCTTGGTGAACAGCGATGGTCAGGTCAGCCACTTCCTTGCCGACGTTGATCAGTGACCTAGTCAGAGCCTGCGGCTCCGGTGCGGCCTTCGATACCAGGTCGAAACCGAATTCATTCGCCAGCGCTACTAATGGGCGCATGTCGCCGGTGTGCAGCAAGATCCCGAACAAATGCTCCACGGTCAGGTGGTGAGCGTCGTTATCCGGGTTGGCACGCTGAAGCAGGCCGACGTGCGGAACGCCCATTTTTGCCGCCAGTGCTTTTGCCTCGTTATCCAAAACAGCGCTTTGGCAGGCCCGCAGAAAATCTTCCATTCGTAAAACCTCAAAATTGTTTCCGTGGCGCCCTGCCGTTGGGTGGGCGAGCATTTGTTCGGTGGATGGTTGACTATGTTGCTAGGCGGCGGACTGGGACCGTTTTGTTCGCATGCACAGCTCACGCGCAGTAACTTTTCCACCGGTCAACTCTTCAGCCTTGAATGCCTTTTCGGCGCCCATCGGGTGAATCCCGGCCACCCAGTACGAAACTGCGGCTTGGGAAACGTCGAGCGCCAAAGCTGTTTTGGTTTGCCCGCCGAAGAAGTCGACGAGCCTTTCGATAGGGGTCATATGAGAGCCCTCCTGATAAGCCTGCTTATATCCTAAGTAGAAGGACACTTATTTGCAAGCCGATAAGGGAACTTATAAATTCCAGCGGATGAGCACACTCGCCGAAAGAATCAAATCCGCACGAAATCACGCCAAGCTGACGCAGAAGGCCCTCGCCCTAAAGGTGGGAGTCGAGCAGCCGGTGATTTCGCAGTTGGAGACAGGAAAGAACCTTCAAAGCGCACACCTGCCAAAAATTGCACATGTGTGCGGGGTGAACGCTATCTGGCTGTCCGAGAACATTGGGCCGATGACTGGCTCGAGAGCTGTTGACTCAAACGTAAGCGACGCTCGCCAACCCGTTGAGTCCTACCGCTACCCAGTAATCAGCTGGGTAGCCGCCGGCGCCTGGGCTGAAGCCGTGGAGCCCTACCCGGCCGGCTTCTCTGATCGCTATGAGTTTTCCGAGTACGACTCGAAGGGGGCCGCGTTCTGGCTCGAGGTCAAAGGCGACTCGATGACCTCGCCTGTCGGCCAAAGCGTTACGGAAGGCACGCTGATCCTGGTGGACACTGAGGCAGAAGTGGTACCCGGGAAGCTGGTGATCGCCAAGCTGCCAGACAGCAATGAGGCGACTTTCAAGAAGCTAGTCAATGATGGCGGGAAGCTATTTCTGAAGCCGCTGAATCCAGCCTGGCGAATCGAACCGTTCAATGAGGACTGCCGGATCGTTGGTGTTGTAGTCCGGGCGCTTCAGAAGTTTTGAATAGAAAGCTCAGTAGCAACCTTTAGCTAACTGTGTGCCTGCACACCTTTTTGGACATGAGAAAGACTGAGTTGGTGCCGCGGCGGCAGACCTGTACAAGCGTGCGCCCGTTGAGTTTAAGTATTAACTCGGTTAACTGTTATCAAGATAACCATTAGGGCTGCAGCCGGTCATCTGGCGCAGGGAGGCTGGAGATGCCGATCAAGATGGAGAGCTCAGTTGAAAGCAAGAGATGATGGAAAGGCGTATGCACAAGACGTTACTTTGGAAGAATTTGCTGCGTTTCTTCATGACAATGAAGTGGACGGAGGAAAATGCCGCCGGTGCGGAAATGGTACTTGGCAGATTCCAAAGCACGAAGACAAGCCTGTTCTTCTATCGCTAAGCACGCCGGCTCACCCGTCAGGCGTAGGCGCATTTTATGTCAGCTGTTCAAATTGTGGCCACATTGAGCAATTTCTTTCTCAGACCGTTGTTTCACGCCTGATGGGTTGGCATTGATGGGAACCGTCTATAAGTTCAACGAATCGATTTCTTTTGATGACGGGGCGCTGCCGAAAACCTCGGACAATCTTGATTTCGTGGTTTTCGAGGAATATGTCAATGCTGCCCTCTTGGGATTTAGCCCAGATCAAAAAAGTGACACATCACGAGATTCTGACGATACTGAAACCATGAACGACATCACTCGCGAAGAATTCAATGCAAAACTCGAGACCATCGAGGTCAAGATGGATGCTCGGGTTGAGTCTGTGTCCGCGAAAATCGATGGGTTTCTTACCGCCCAAGCTGAGCGCGACAAGGCTCAATTGGAGCGGGACAAACGCTATGAATTGCTTGCAGATCGTGTAACGAAGGCTGCCGAGGGAGCTGAAGCCGCTGCCAGTCAGGCTGCTACAGTGAAATCTAACTATTGGGCGGCGGTAGCTGTGCAACTCCTTGCAGTGGTGGCCATTCTTGTTGGGGCTTACTACGCAAATCAGGCGAACGTATTGGGCGCTATGCAAACAACCTTGGCAGCTATTCAGTCAGGAAAAGACAGCAGCACGTTGAAACCTGAAGCTGCGCCGATACCTGCACAGCCAAGCAAATAACGAAAAACCCGGCTCAGCACCGGGGTTCTTTCATTCCGTCTTGCACCCTTGCAGACGCCATCTACACTGACGCTAGCTGATTGATCAGCCCCTTCAACAGAGAGCCCGCCACGTGCGGGCTCTCTGTTGCCTGCTACGCTTTCCTTCTCCAGGGAGGAAATACCATGCCTAGCATTCCCGATGATCTGACCTATACCCTGCTCTACCGCTTCAACCAGAACATCATGGCCCTCGGCTGCGCGATCGAAGAGATCGGCGTATGGATCGACCAGCGTGGTTCTGCGGACGTATCTGACCGGATCGATGATCATCTTACCGTGATCACCGCAAACTCGGATTTCATAGCCCAAGCCATGGCGGATCTGATGGCCAGGTGGGAGCCAAAAGAAGAGGCGAGTCCAGAAGACTGATACGGCCCCAATCATTTAAGCCCCGCCCAACGCTGGGCTTTTCGTATCCCTCCCGGCTAATCTGTCTCGAATGCCCAGAGGATCGATCCATGGTTTCTGACAAGCTCACCTTATCGCTGCTTTCTCGGATGGCTGATGTCCAACTGGCACTGGCCACAGGCATGAAGGGGGTTACCCCTACGACTCAGGAATACCCTGAGCAAGCGTTGCTGCGTATTTCTCACGCCCTTGAGATTGTCGAGGCTGCGTTAGTCGATATCGAGCGGATCCGTGACGCAAGCAATTCAGGCACTTACACCAGACTGCACTGAGCTGATCGGGCACTATCACCCCCTCCCAGCCCGCCGAGCATCTGGATCGGCCAGCGCAGCTCGGCACGCAACGGACTGACGGCACATCCTTTCATCGTCACTGCATTGACGCTCGCACCTTACGGGCGCGGAATAATTTGTTAGCAATGATTGCCTAGGGACAATTCCACATGGCAAAGATCATAGTTCTCGCAGGCGACTTCCCCCAGCGTGACGGAGAGTACAACCAAGGCATCATCACGCTTAAAACGGCCAGCAACCCGAGAGTCGGAAGCAAGTTCCTTGTCTCTGAGTTTAAAGACCTGAAAGTCGAGAACGTGGACTCCAATAAGAACATAAAAAGCGCCATCGGTTTGGGGATAGCTGGCGCTATGTTGCTAGGCCCGGTGGGGGCTGTGGCTGGCTATCTCTTAGCGGGCAGAGAAACCGAAGTGACATTTGTGCCACGCTCAAAAGCGGCAAGAAGCTCCTTGCTGCAACCGATAGCGATACATATCGAGATATCTCGGCGCGACTCTACAAAAAAGCCCGCCCCAGCTGAATCGCCTGCCTCAAGTCATGAAGCCCCCAAGCGCGGGCTTTTTTGTGCCCGGATATAAGGTGCCCGCTCCTCCCCCGAACCAGATAGAACATGCCTCTTGCCAAAATATGGCAGGAGCAATACTGTATATGCATACAGCATTCGCAAGGAGCTTTCCTATGTCAGAAATCGCGTCACCCGCATCTCAAGCCAGAGACTCATATGAATTAGTTGGTCGGCGCATCCAGCGCCTGATAGCTGCGCCTGGCGTTCAGAAGGTCCAGGCCATCACCGTCACCAGACTCGAAGCAGAACCCGCTGAAGCATGGCAGCAAGTCCTTCAGGAGATTGAAGAGACCAGCGGTGTAAGCATGGAGCGCCTTGAGAGCGGCGCGGTAAGAATCGGGTGGCGAGAATACTGCGAAGCCTGAAATGAGCCCGCCTTTGAGCGGGTTTTTTATCGTCTACGCAAAAATATATAAGCATACTTATTGACTGGCAAAATAAGCTGGCTTATATTTCAATCCAGGCCAACGCATCACCGGCCCAGCAGCGAAAGCCGCGCCGCTCTTTAGCAATACCGCTTCACCTTGCCGGATCACCACCGGCCCAGATTCAAAGGCAGCGATGAACCGGCCTCAACGGTTCAGAGGGTTGGCAACTGACCCGGGCGTGCAGCGTAAAACGCCAAGAACAGTTATCCAGCGGGAGAACAAGCCGAAAGGCCCGCGGCTGGAAGAACAATTTGGGATAGGCCAGTGACCGACGCCAGTAGCGGGTCACGGCGGAAAGTTTCACTGATGCACCTGGTGTCGGGTGCATTGGGAAAACAACCGACAAGCACGGAGTACCAAATGAGCGATCAAACCCTTCAAGCGCTGCTGGTTGAGCGAGTCACCGCATTTGCTGCAGGTGATCAGCCGGCAGCAATCATCGACGAGCATGTGAAGATCATGTTCACCAAGGTGATCGACAACTGCTTTGGTCGTTACGGCGACATGGGCAAGCAGGTTGAGGAGTCCATCAAGGCGGCGCTACCAGCCAACCTGGCTACGGTTTTCGAGCTGACGCGCTACAACGACATGATCGCGAAAGTGCTGAAGGAAAAGTGGGAAACCAGCGGCGTGGAGGCCGACATGGTGCGGCGCGCTCAGGAAGCCATCGACGAAGTTCTCACCAAGGACCAGATGCCAGAGGTGGTAAGCCTCCTGGACCTTCTAGAAGCGTTTGTCGACGACCATAAGGAAGGTGCCGCAGAAGAGCGCTGGGAACGGCCGGACATTCGTTTTCAAGAATCCGAATACGGCGGCCTGCACATCTACTTTGACAAGAAGCCAAAAGAAGAATCGCCTTATAGCAGCCGCGAACGAAGCGAGTACAACCTGGATAACGCGATCCACATCTCTTTCGATAAGCGCGGCAAAGACCGGGACGATAAAGGCCGTCAGATCGGCAGCGTCTATGCCGCCCGCATCGACGGCGAAAAGATCGGTCAGACCCTACGCTTCAGATCGAAGTTCGAGAAGTTGCTCGCCGCCCTCTACTTCGGCGCCTCCAAAATTCTGGTGGATTGCGAAGAAGACGATTTCAGCTACGGCATTTACGACTGACAGCATCACCTCTGCCCATTCGCTGAGTGGGCAGATGGATGTGAGGAGCTTTGCATCGAGTAACAGTTGTTCAACCGGTTTGGCCTGTGAGGGGACCGGCGCCAGAAACCGTTGCAAGAAAACGCTGCCATCTGGTGAGCACTAGATCGGTATCCTCGCCGAGCATGATGCAGGCCTTTTTCTGGCCGACAGCGCGCATCCAGCCAGGGACGCTCGAATCAGACCTGGAGATGGTCGCAAGTTTACTGGACAAGCTTTTCTCACTCATCGAGCCGCGATTGTGAATAAGTTCGTCGTACCTTGCTTTCTGGGTTTTGCTCTTGCCGGCCCGCTCTCCGAATTTGTACGTAATCTGGAGGCCGGAAATAAATGCGACCAACAACCCACCATAGATCTGTGCCTTAAAGCTGGCGGCGATCGATCCACCAAGAACGAGGAGCATGAATGCTAAAACTCGATTCAACCGCTGGTTAAACATTTCAGCGACCAGCTCTACGCAGTACGAGTTATACAGCTGGAATGTCGCTTCACTTACGCGTTCTTGGCTCATCGAATTACTCCTACTCACCACCTTTCTTTTTCTCAGTGGGCGGCGGTGGTGGTGGTGGTGGTTTTCTTGCAAAAACTGTCTGGTGGTCATGCACCACAACGCGACTTCCGCCGTTTGAATTTTTCTTATCACTCATTGTTAACCCTCGCTTGCGTTGCTACTTGGTGGAACTTGCAGACTAGCTCAAAACCCTACGCCTGGGCAGTAGAAGGCTGGCTGCAGGCATTACTCACCAACCAGCGCCAAGTCAGCCTGACGTTAACTGCCCGAGCACCTGGTACTCCCCAGCACCAGGCCGCATCGGAGAGTGATCGAAGCGTGCCCAAGCGGGCTGTAGCGCTAGGATCGCAAAGCCCCGGGAATCTCCTGAGCCGGTATGAGCGAGACGGCCAACACTATAAACGCGGCGGGAAACAAGCAGGGGTGCGCCCTGGTGTTTCGATCACTCTCCGATGCGGACGAAACTGCGGCCTATAACCGCCCACCTGCATCGAATCCCAGAATCGGTTGTTATCGAGCGCTGGCGAACTGAACACGGCCGTGGAACTCGGCGCCGGAGACGTGACCGGCGAGCAGATGAATGCGCAGTGCTAATGCGCGTGGGGCTCGGGCCTTGTTGTGACGCCTTGCGGGACTACATGTGCAAGGGTCGAAGCCGGTCATGCGGAACAGTGACGTGACGAACTCAGTACTTCATGCCGGGATCAGCTCCGGCCATCTGCACCACCAACTGCCAGAGCGCACCGCCGCAGTTGAAACCCTGCACGGAGGATTTGCAGCCATGCACCAGTAAGCAATCGCTGCCGAGCAGCAGTGTTCCCAGCCACTAAAGAGCTGGGCGCTTGGACCGACGAGAGAATATCGGTTCCGGAGAGCGCGCTTTGTCAGCGCCCCGCAGCGGGTATATCCCACAGGATCTGCTGATGACATCAGCGCCGGACAAGTAACCGGCTCCCCTCTCCCGACGCCACCCGCATGCACTCCCCTCCGCGCCCAACGGCAACCAGCGTAGCGGATGAGTGCATCCGAGTTTTGTTGGATCAACACCCCGCCACTCTGGAGGCGACCATGTCAGCACTACGCAAGGCTCAGATTCAATACGACAACCTTCTGCCGCCTCCGGTGAGCGAAGACGACCTGGCGGAGATTCAATGGCTGGAAGCGAACGCTGAAAACCTGATTCGAGGTTCAGTTGTCAGCTGGGGTATCCGTGCAGATCGCGGTGAAGTGAGCCAGGCCGACCTTTACAAGGCTGTTCAGGACCACGTGAACCAGCGCCAGATCGACGGCGAGGACAAGAAAGATGCCCTCGGCCAACTGGTGATCGCCGCCCTGGGCTACAGCACATCCAGCCTGATGATGGACATGGCCATCTACCTGCTCGGCTCCAAGACGGCGCTGAAGGATATCGCGCTTGAGCTTCTGAAGCCTCACGCGGCCAAGGCCGTTGCGTTTCAGGAGGAACAGGATCGACTTGAGCAGAGGTGCGGATTTTGAGCCCGCACATCCTGATCGATCAGGCCCTCGACGGCGTGGCCACACCCATTGGCCAAGAGGACATCAGTCTTTTGGTCCAATCACTGATCACCCGCCTCTTCACCGACGGCGCAATCACCATCGACGAGTTCAACCACTACTGCAAACGGCTGCGCGACATTTGCCAGCAGCGCAAGGAGGCATGATGACTACCTCACCAGTCAAAACGCTGATCGACGAGCAGCTCGACGAGATCGAATCGAAGCTGATCTTGCTAGGCTTCGGCCTACCCTTCAATGAAGTGATTGGCAAGCCGCGGGAAATGCGCGTGGCAAATCTTCCTCAGCGTCTGGCGACGACCATGAAAGGCGGTCGGATAGCGGTGAGGGTTCGGCCATGAAACCAATCTTCTGGCTTCTCACCGCCGGCCTGGTGGTAGTGATGCTGGCCTACAACGTCATCCGAGACGCATTCAGCGTCTGCCAGCCACCGCAATACAGCCACCAGGTGTTCCGGTGAGCGGCGAAGGCGCCAAGAAGCGCCAACAAGCTGCTGCCAAGCGCTGCGCCAGAATGCGGCGACAAGGATGCACCCTGGGCGAGATTGCCAGCGTCACCGGTGTTGATCGAGACAAGGTCGCCGCGCGAATCACCCTGGGCGAACGACTCCTCAGTCTTGAGGTTGTCCAGTGACCCAGCGCCAGCGGGCAAGGCGCCTGCTGATTTGGCGCGGCTCACTCCCGGCGATCGCCATCTTCACCTTCCTGATGCTGCTCAGCGCTCTGGCTGATCGCGTCACTCAGTAACCCACCATTTCAACGCTGCGTGCATCGCGGCAAGGAACACTCATGTCCACGAATATGCGGATCTGGGATCTGGTCGATACCACTGATCCGAGCGCCACCAAGAACTTCACCGGCATGGGCGGCTTCAAAGGCACCGCCATCAAGCCGACCTACCTGATGCGCAAGGCTACGGAGATTTTTGGGCCGTGCGGTGAAGGCTGGGGCTGGACTGTCCTTGAGGAGCGCTTCGACGAGGGCGGCCCCCTCCAGGCCCCCACTAAGGAATGGCCCGGCGCCCCGCTCATTAACGCCAAGCTGCACACGGTGAAAATTGAGCTTTGGTATCTGGGCAAAGAGGGCCAGAAATGCACTGTTCAGCACTACGGTCACACGCCTTTCGTGTTGCTGCAGCAAGGCAAGATCATTACCGACTGGGAGGCAGCGAAAAAATCGCTTACTGACGCCATCGGCAAATGCTTGCAGCCTCTGGGCTTTGCAGCAGACATCCACATGGGCTTGTTCGACGACGCCGCGTACGTCGAAACCGTTCGCGATGAAGTGGCGATCGCCAAGGCAGAAGACAAGCAGCAAGAGCTCGAGCGCCAGCAACAAGAGCGGCTGGAATTCATCCGGTCGGTGATAGAAACCATGGCCGGCGCCCAGTCCGCCCAGGAACTCAAGAAAATCCACGACACCGCCGTACGCAAACTGACCCTCCGCAAAGACACCAAGGGTGCCGAGCGCATTTCACTGGAGTGGAAACGCATCACTGACGCCGCCGAACGGGAGAACGCAGCATGACCCAACTCTACAAACTCACCGGCCAGATGGCCGAACTTCAGGCCATGGCCGACACCGACGACGAGGGCCTGAAAGAAGCCCTGCAAGACACCATGGATGCGATTCAGGGTGAGTTCGAAGTGAAGGCCGACAACATCGTCATGCTGCGCCGCAACATCGAAAGCGATATCGATGCCATCGACAAAGAAGTGGAGCGGCTCAACGAGCTGAAGCGTGTGAAGAAGAATAGCGTCAGTCAGATCAGCGACTACCTGCGCCGTAATATGGAGGCCGCCGACATCAAGTCGATCAAGCGCCCGCTGTTCACCATCACCCTCGCTCTGGCACCGGAAAAAGTAATCGTCGACAAAGAGGACGAGATCCCCGACGACTTCATCGAAACGAAGACCGTGTTCTCGCCGGACAAAAAGACGATTGCGGCGAAGCTCAAGGAAATCCGCGATCACAACGCCGCGGTGCGCAAGCGCATTGAAGCCGGCGAAGACGCCGAGGCCGACCTGTTGGAGGAGCCTGTTTGGGCTCACCTGGAGCGCGGCGAGAGCTCAATCCGGATCAAATGAGGCAGCCATGATCAGCAACCACCTAAATCTGGTCGAACAGCACCGGCCACAGGCCGAAGTGATATCTGATCAGGTCGCCCAGTACCTGGCCGCCGGCGGGCAGATCGCCCAGCTGAGAAGCCCGCCGCGCAATCCGCTACCGCCTCCCCGCTCACAGAAAATAGACCCTGAAACGGTACTCAAGCGGCGCCCCAAGCCTCTGTCACTGGCCGAGCGCAGGTCTCTTCGCAGAATGGCGGACTCACTATGAGCAAGCGCAAACCGCACAACATCAAGGCGCGAATCGATCGGTCGTGCCGGTCCCTGGTGCGAACAAACCACGTCGCGGTGGTCAACATCGACCCGAGCGGCCGGCAGGGAATGATCAATTACAAGTCGCTGAAGAACATCGCGCCCGGGAAAATTGGTCAGGCTGTCTGCGAGATAGCCCACCATTGGACGATCTTCCTCAGTGCGCTATGCATTGATCACGCCGGCAATCGCTACCTGAAGTCGGTGGAGGTCGTGCCGGACGGCATGTACCTCTCCGACCACCTCGAAGAAGTGATTGAGCATTGCTACCGGGACATCCATGACAGCGCGAACCCGCAGCACCTGGTCGCCTCGGGCTGGATCGCGATTCCCGAAGCTGTGTCGCTCGACGAAGCCCACGCCTACCGCATCTTCGAAGCTGTCGGCGCTTGGAATCAGGTGCAGGTAGCAGCGTGAGACGTTTTCGCACCCAACAACGCAAACGACAAACCTGGTTGGCGTTGCCGGCCAGTGGAATTGAGGAGGCAGGGCATGGCCAAGAGTGGAAAGGAACGATCGGCCAAAGCTGCCGAGAAACGAATCGAGTACGACGAGAAGGAATTACGGCACCGTGTCAGGCTCGGCACTCGGCAGAAGCTTGATGAGCTGATGGCCTGGAACGGCATCACGGAAATCAACGAGGCGGTGCAGAACCTGATCCTAAACGCTCATGCGCTCGGCCCGAGCCTCTCATACCAGGCAATGGAAAGCCCGCGCCACAAAATACAGATAAGTGAAAACGTGGCGCGGATGTTTCTGAAAGAAAGTCTAGCAGAACTGAAGCGTGACCCAGGTGACGAAAGGGGTAGTACTTCCAGATAGTTAAGCTGCGATTACACCACCCCAAAGAAAAGCAAACTTACTTATCTATTTGGCTAAGAGAAACATCTACTAAAGCACTGCGCTCAAGTTCTCGCCTAAGATTCAAATACAGCCGCAGAAACTTCCTATAAGACAAATCATAGTTCCCAAGCACCAATTTCAAGTCACCACCTGCTTGAGCTTGCTTTATCACCTCAGCAACATCAGCATTCATCTCGCTACATGCCACCAATAAATCCGAATCCAAATATGGATAAAGTTTACTAGCTTCTATATGCAAGAGTTCCGCCGCAGGAACGAAGGAGTCTTTTGTCGCTCCTTTTGTATTCACTGAAGAAATAAATGCTTCATTAGCGGCGAAGAATCCTGTCGCCTTTTCAGTCAAAGCTGCCCTGATAGTTAAGGCGCTAGACGCACGAGTTGTCATTTCAGCTTGCTGAAGCTGCATATTAGCAACTTTAACCGCGACAAATCCTGTGATCAGGGCTCCGACAATCACACCTCCCACGCCAAAAAAGGCCCCAACTGCTGCCGCCCTTACATCTGACATTTGTAAAACTCCTGACAATGTATTCCATTTTTTTCAACCCGTAATACCTCAAGCCAAACCAAATTGCCACCACCGGTCACGGAGGGCGGCGCCTGACTGGAATATCACCATGAGCCACAACTGCACATACGTCCGGCAGCACTATCAGGTGCCCGCCGAAATCGGCCGGCGTGTCATCGCTTACGGAAAGCCCGGCGTTATCCTGGCTGATCGAGGCCACTATATCGGCGTGGTGCTGGATGAAGATCCGAAAAAGCGGATCAGCAACTACCACCCTACCCACGAAATGCAGTACGGCGATATGGCAGAAACGCTTCCGCTCAAAGAGTGGTTAGTCCTGCCGTTCAACCATGCTTGGGATGACCTCAACTGGAATCGTGAGGCTCGAGAAGACTTGGTCAGGGTATGGGCGGCTACTCGAGGTCAGGCCAAATACAAGGCCTATGAGCGACTTCAAGATTACTGCCACAGCATCAAAGCGATGCTTCGTTTCAAAGTCCGGCGCGCCTGACCCGCCCTCACCTATTACCCGGAATGATCTGTAAATAGGTCAATCGCCTGCCTGTAGGTGGCAAGCTCAATTATCTGCCGCAAGCAAATAACGACCTCAAGCTTCTGCTTGTCGTCGGGAATTCCTATTCGCTTCAGCATCGCCCAAGCGTCTTCCTCGATTGCCGCGAGCGCATCGATATCGCTTTGCAGTCTCATGTCGGTCTCCCGTCAGGCTGAGTTCGACATAAATAAATACCTCAACTTATTGAATCACGCCAGCCGGCGAGGCAGGCGTCTGCCTGGAGATAGCCATGAGCATCCCCGTGAACGCTTTGAAAGATGACGAGCTTTTGCACTATGCCGCGCTTGATCCGGGCGCTGCCGCTGAACTGGCCCGCCGCTTCGTGGATGGGTCGATTGACCCTGGCGCAGAGGTTGAGGGTTTGCGTGACGAGATCCGCATGATCGAAAGCTCTCTCGATGACGAACATGAGCAGGTCGAGAACCTATCTCTGTTTATGTCCCAGGCTGCCGAAGCCATTCGCCGCGCCATGAACCCCGAAACTCCGCAGGACAAGGTTAAAGACCTGCTCGAAACAGCACTCAGCAAGCTGGAGCAATGACATGAGCACTTTTGCCGTATTCGGAATGAATGAACACTTCGCCCGCGAAGAGGCGAAGCGTAAGGTTCGCGACTTCAAAATAGAGAAAGGTCAACGGATCGAACTGTCGATGAGCCAGTGGCTCCAGGCTGTCGAAGACCGAGTGGTCAAGATCATGGACGGCAAGCGGGTAGCCCAACTCAGCAGCATGTTCGACGCCCCCCAGTACGCCGCCGATTATGCTGAGCGCATTCGGAAGCTGGGGCGGTGCCGCGACGTGATTATCAGGGCGAAGATCAAGCTGCCGCAGAACGACTTGAGGCGGAAGTCGCCGACGAAGCTTTCGTGGATGGACTACTCGCCGGAATCGACAGCGGCCGCCTGAACATATCAAGCTTTTGGTTGCCATTACCAAAGCCGGTCAGCGGAGCGGCCGTACTTCGTCATCCACATCAGAAACTCTTTACCTGTAATTGTTATTTTAATTTCCTCACCTGCTATAACAATCAACTCCTTAACAACAAGAAAATTTAAATACGGTTGCATCTCCCAGTCGTCCATTTGGGGTTTGTTATTTTCTTTGTGCACCTCCCATTCGCGCGTGGCTTCAGATAGTGACACTCCAGCCACGCCACGCTGGTTTAACAATGCCAGAAACTTGATTTGCCCACCAAAAATGAAAGAATAAATATTTTCAAAATACCAAAGCACTCGCCAGCTGACATCGTCACTTAGAAGAAAAAGCAAAGCATCTTTCTCACTCATTTCTTCTATTTGTTTTTTAACAAGCTCTGAAACTATTTCAAACGAGTGTGGAAACTCACCAGCGGGGATGGCTTTCAGCTCGCCTTGTTTGACTGAAGGTTGAATCTGAGGCTGTGGTGACTCCAGCTCAAATCCATCAGCGCCGATGGATTTGATTCTCGGGAGAATGTTTCGAATTTCAGCTTTGAAGTAGACAACCGCAATGCAAAACATTATCAGCACGGCCTGAGGCCAGCCTAATCCGCTCCAGAGAGCAACGAATAAGCGCTCGAACCAATTCCATGTTGCTACTACGCCCGCGATAAATCCTGACCAGTCATTACTGGAAGCAGCTGCACCGTTCAATATTCCCACTCCCTACCGACTTCGTGCCGGGCTTTCAACCAATAGCCCACAAATCCAAATCACGCCACCGCCCGGGCATGACCCGGCATAGGACGCCCAGAAGACAAACCGGCCGAGCCGCTTATGGTTGAGCACCCGACAAGCTCTTGTCGCGGTACAGCATGCATCCGCCAGATTGAAGCAAGAACTTTTCATTTGCTCTGACGTGATCGACTGCTTAAAACGATTTAACAGTCAGATGTATCTCTCTTCAGCGTCGAGATGCAGTAAGGAAACACTGAAATCGTAGGTTGATATCAACGGCACTGGCTCATGCTTACGAGACATATCAAGCCATAGCCTTGTGCATTCGACATCGAAGGATTCGCTCTTTAACGCCATTTTCTCAACAAGACTCGTTGAAACCCTGAAGTGTCCACAACCAGCTGAGCATTCGACCTCTGACCAGTTTCCAAGCACCTGAGTCCTCGCAGCAGCCTTACAGATTAAGCACTTCATATTCGATCTCCATATCGGTGATCAATCAACTGTAGCCGATCCCCGGCCAAGGACATCCCATGCCCACAGAAAACAAAATTGCTGAGCCACTGAAGGTTGTGCGCTCGACAGTGATGAAGCTGGTCATCACCGGCGCACCGCGACTTGATGCAATCACCGTGTTCCTTGAAGACTTTGGCCGACGCGACTGCCCGACCGAAACCAACCCGAACTACCAGACCGCCCAGGGTAAGATTACGATCAACTGCTGGAATAAGAGCTGGAACACTTACTGGGGTGGCATGGGGCCGCGCACCGTCGCGGAGTTCGTCACCAACAGCGGCCGGGACTACCTCCTGAACTGCTTGGATCGCGGGATCAGCAGCACGCGATTTAGCGGTGACGCACTCCATACCTTCGCCAAAAAGTGCATCGTCCAGCGCCGTCGGCAACAGACCGGGCGCCACGATTGGGAACTATGCGAGCTGAGCAAAGGTGAGGCCCGCGAGCTTTGGCATGACATCGATGTTCTTCGCAGCATCGAGAGTTCAAACGAATGCTGGCATCACAGCAAACTGCTGACTGAACTGTTTGACGAGGAATGGCATTACTCGCTCGAAGGCAAAGCTGTCGAAGAAAACCACGAATTCACCTATCTGCGCCGCGTTGTCGAGGCGGTGCAGCAGGCACTGCACCAGGAACAACAGCAGGTGGCCGCATGAAGCGGATTTACCTCAGCGGCAAGTTGTTTTAGCTCCAAGCAACTTGGCAGCAAGATCAATACCGCACTTTCGTGCGTCGTCAAATGTAATCCAGACGCCAAACTCTTCGCCAATCCTCGTGTAGCGTCCACATTCATTGAGCCAGACGATAATGACTCGCTGCGTCGAACTACCCCGCTCGCCCCAAATGAAGTCGATCGTTGCTTTCCTTCCGTTCGGATGAACGTAATCGACGGGATGTGGCATTTCGGTGACTAAATCCATGTTGGTCTCCGGTCTAGCGCAGATCATCAATTAATAACCCACTTCCAACCATCACGCTACATCATCAGTGAGAAATCCCATGCCCGCAGAAAACAAACCGGCCGAGCCGCTTCCGAGCCTGGCCACAGGTCACCCGCTCAGCGCTGCAACCTGGGCCGACTTCGTGCAGCGTCTGCATTACGACTGCGTCGGCGCTGGGGTGCACGCTCACGGCACATCGGCAGCGCTATTCACTGTACAGACCAAGCGAATCGACTACGGTTTTGATCCGGAGTACGCGGAAGGTCGGGTTGTCTGCCTTGAGGATCGGTCATGGTTTAGCCCGAAAGAATATTGGGACGACCTAGACGAAAAAGAACGCGCCGAGCTTGATGAGGCATTGCAGGCCGACCGAGAGTGCGGATTCATGGATATGGACGAGGACGATCAGTGGGAATATCTCTCCGAATGCGATAGCCACACGGTTACAGGCTGGAACGAGCGCTGGGAGATCGTGAACAGCCACTTCACCAAGGACGCCGCCGAGGCTTTCATTCGGCGCAAGAAACACGACTACGGCGAGATGCGCGTCTATGTAGAATCCCAGCATTACGCCTGGGAGTTCGAAGCCATCAAGGAAGCGATCCTCGACGGCGCGCTGACCTACACGCCGAAGGTGGCCGCATGAAGCGTATCTACCTCAGCGGTAGAATCAGTCATCTGCATTGAGGTCTCTATACTCTCCGGGCAGCTCCATCCAAGCATCAAGGGCTGCTATCTGACGCGCTACGGCAAAATCCCACTCGGGGCCTACAGCTCTGTTCTCACGCATCATTTTTTCAATGGTGCCCGCAGCCTCCTCATATTCATGATGAGTCTTTAATACTTTCGCCAAAAACTCTTCTCGCCGATTCATGGGGGTCTCCCGAAACAGGTGAGAAGTATTGACCCACAACCACTTGAGCGCCAATCGGTAAGGGTTAGGAGGAGGAAGGGGATCAATGAGCCCGACGCTTTGGTGCGCGAGCAGTTGGCCAAAGTCGCAGCTATATCCCTGTATCGGCAATCAGACTCATTGATCACTGCCCAGCTCGATGCTGGACGATTTCCATTTAACCAAATGGAGATGCATTGGTATGAGGCAGCAACCATGCACTGATTTTTTAACAAAGCAGCTTCAGCACGTCTAATAACCTTTTTCCCCGGCCTTATAGGCTCAGGAAATATCCCTCCCCCTTCAAAGTCGGCCCTTATGGCTCACATCCGCTATATGGATATCGGGAAAATGACGAAGAAGCGATGACCACTCTTCGAGAGCCGCTCGCTGACGAGCGTCCGCTGCGTCCCATTCGGGACCATACGTTTCATTCTCGCTGATCATCTGACGCATAGCTGTTGTGGCTTTTCCATACTCGCGATGAGCCACTAAAGCTTTTTCTACAAACTCTTGTCGCCTAGTCATTGGGGCTCTCCAAGGGCAGGCAATAAGTATGGTTCGTCTTTAATTAATCAGCCAACGGGCGGAGTATTTTGTGAAGCTTCCACAGCAGGCACACCGATAAAGGTATCCCAACGTTCATAGGCATCGTGTTGTCTCTTGATCGCAGCATCCCAGTTTGGTCCTGAAACGCACTTGGATGAAACCAGTTGCATCATACCCATCGTAGCGGCATCCAATTCTAGTAAAAGTTGGTGCGATTCAAACCTGAAGTCGTCGATCGAGGCCATTACCTTTTCCTCGGAGCGGAGTCCACCGCCATTAAGAAACAACTGTTCCTCAGACGGCGGAGTACAGCAACTCAAAATGATTCGTGCCATCCGACAACCGGTAAAATTTAACCCCCCCTCCCCCTTCAAAGTCAGCCGCTATCTCGAGGAAGCAGCAAACCGGCGAGCCCGACCAACACCCCAAGCCAACATTCTGGTCATCGATTCGCCCGGGCGAGCGTCGACAGCCTCCTCATGCAGCGCCGTACCATCGGGCGCATAAATCCCGATGAACATCTCGGCGTTTCCACCTCGCGATAGCCTGGCCTGCACGTCGATGAGAGTCCCGTCGCTAAGGATTTCGTCGTGTATTCGGTGATTGAGCGTGGGGTCTGCCCAGCCCCAGAAGACATCGCCTCGAACTCTCATAGAGCCTCCTGTGCTTCTTGTCAGGGTCAACAGAATCCAAAAATATATCTATGAAAACGAAGTTCAACCGCACTGAAGCAGCATCTGACAACTGGTCGTAATAACTGTACGAGATCAAAATTTTTGTACAACTTTCAGCCGCTATAGCAGCAAGGACGAAGTCATGCCTGAAGAAAAGTTGATTGGCCCCGTCGAAGTCGTGCGAGGCGATGACGGATATTGGTATCACCCGGATATCCCGGAGTTCGATGAAGACGCAGAGGCATGGAAAGCATGGCTCGAAGCTCAGGGCCTAAAGGTGATCGGCTGGCACATGGATTCCGACTTGGACGCCCACCCCTACTGGGAAGACGGCGAGGCCCACTGCCTCGGCTGGGAGCCTGAGACGCCGCCCGATGATGGCTGGTTCCTGCTCGGCATTTTCGACACGGATGATGGCCCCTATGTGCAGTTGGCACGCCGCGAGGTGACCCCATGAAAGCCCTATCCATTCGCCAGCCGTGGGCATGGCTGATCGTCCATGGCGGCAAGGACGTTGAGAACCGCTCTTGGCACACGAAACACCGGGGCCGCTTCCTGATCCATGCGGCGCAGGGCATGACCAGAAACGAGTTCACGCAAGCTCTGCTGTTCTGTTCTGAGCGCGGCTTGCCTATGCCGGACCGGGACGACATGCAGCGCGGCGGAATCATCGGATCTGTAGAGCTGGTCGATTCTGTAGATCACAGCGACTCGCCCTGGTACATGGGCGAGAAGGGATTCGTTCTGCGCGATCCCAAGCCGCTTCCATTCGCGCCGCTGAAAGGCCGGCTCAACTTCTTTGAAGTTCCTGACGAAGTGGTGACGCCATGATCGCCCTTGCCTGGTTCGCCTATGTGTACTGCTACAAGGGGGCGCGGTGATAATCGAAAAGAGCTTGCCCTAACCAGGTGCTGGACGGCGCCAGCACATACAGCACCTGGCAGGACGAGCTGGGAAATCTTACGCGCTCCGCAACGCCACGTCCCTACGCAATTCTGAACAATTCACAACTGAACAGACTGCCGGTGTACGGCGTTTAGCGAATGAGGGTTCGCCCTGCATGTATGACCTCGCCATCCATGGACTGGTAAAGAGTCATGCGGCAGGTGAACTGCTGAAACGATACAGCAACTTAATTACTTTTCAAAAATTTATACATGACCTGCCGGTACATGGTGGGAAGGAATTCTCATGCCTCTCGAAAATATGCCCGTCATGAAGTGCCCCAACATCAAATCAATCCCCATGCACTTGCTCGCGCCATACGAAAAGCAGGCCCTGCGCAATCACAGTCAGTCTCTGCAGCGCCTCGCTGAGCGTGGCGGCATGGCTGCATGCGAAATTCTTGGAATCGTGCGCGGGCTCAGCTGGGGCGAACTCAAGGTTCGGCCGGACGACGAAGCCGAGCTCATCAAGTGGGTCGCCAGCAAATCCTAACCACCTTCTGCCGCCACGCGCGGCATGGAGCATCCCCAATGAAAAAAGAGCTGATCAAGATCAGTGAGTTCCAGCGCCGGCGCTGGGGCGAAAACGGCACGCCTCCGTGCCCCCAAGCAATCCGCAATTACATCCGAAACGGCCAGGTGCCCGGCGAGCAGATCGGAAAACTCTGGTACGTTGATTGGACAGCGTTCAGCCGATCGGACGGAAACGACCTGGTCGCGATGGTATTGAAAGGAGCTGCATGATGGTCCCACGGCCGCGCAACAAGGCGAACAAGAATCTGCCGCAGAACCTGTACTTCGATCCGCGGCGTTCGACGTATCGCTATCGGCGGCCTACCGACGGTAAGTGGTTCCAGTTCGGCTCCGACCGAATCAAAGCGATCGATGCCGCGAAGCAGTTGAACCTGGAGTTCATGCGCGGCGCTGACCTGATCGGCGCCGTAATGGGCAGCACATCCGAATCGTTCGCCGGCTTCCTGGACACGTACGAGCGCGACGTGTTGCCACCGCGGGAGTTGGCAAAAGGGACCTTGGGTCTCTATGCCGTGCACTTCCGCCGCTTCCGGAAGCAGTTCGAAGGCAAGGCGGTCGACCAGATCACGATCCGCATGATCGCGGAGATGCTGGACGTCCTCACGCCGCGCACTGCCAACCAGTGCCGCGCCCTGCTAATCGACATTTTCAACCATGCAGCGGCCAAAGGCCTGTGTCCGGACAACCCGGCGGCCAGCACCATCAACCGAATCGAGAAGAAGCAGCGCAAGCGGCACACAGTCGAAGGTCTGAAAGCCATTCGGGAGAAGTCGCCGCACTGGTTACAGAACGCGATTGACCTCGCGCTGATCACCGCGCAACGGCGCACCGACATCTTGAACATGCGATTCGATGGTGTTCGGGAAGGTTTTTTGTATGTAGTGCAGCAGAAGACGGCCAAGGCCAGTGACGCGGCGTGGATCCGGTTCAAAGTGACCGAAGAACTGCAGGCCGTGATCAGCCGGTGCCGGGATGACATCGTCTCGCCTTACCTGATCCACCGTCGGCCAGACCGCAAAAAGCAGAAACAGGCGCAGACGAAGGATCACTGGACGCAGGTCGAAGAACGATATTTGACGCGAGCCTTCAAAGAGGCCCGGGAAGCGGCGGGCTGTTACAAGGGTTGGAAAGAGGAGGAAATGCCGGGCTTCCACGAAGTGCGGGCGCTGTCTCTGCACCTGTATCAGAAAGCCGGAAAGGACGGTCAAAAGATTGCCGGCCACCCCAGCGAAACCATGACCAAAAACTACCAGAAGGACCACGCGGAAGTCGTCTGGTCGGAGGCAGTTCCAGACCTCAATATCAGCGAAATCACCGGGTAG